AAGTAAAATAGCGTAGGGCGTGTGACAGCACGCTCTATCTATTACTTAATTATAACACGAAATATTCACGAATATACTATGAAAAAGAATCGAAATGTAACGTTCCTAATTGTATTCGCATTCGTCTTTATGTGCGCAGCGAAAGCGTTCGGAAACCTATACGTATCATCATTCGGCGTAATCTTCGCCCTATCAGTAGCCGCAGCGGTAATTACCGATATGGTAAAGAGGGAACGCAAGGCATAAAAACAAGGCGAATAATAGCACGAATCATAAAAGGCGGCGATCTGTCAAGAGATCCCCGCCTTTTTTATTTATATTTACGCCTTCCGTCTCACATGAAACGACTTAATGACGCCCATGTGTACGTATTGCCCTAGTGCCGTAAATAATGCGCCCACTGTTCTACAATGCTTACGTTTGAATGAGTCCATACTTACGCCCGTATATGCGCTATGTCCTTCGATGTATAGTCGCTTACCGTCCGTTACAATCTTACAGATATCTAAATCATTGCGCCCTCTCACTCTATAAGCAGGGGGGCGCTCCATCTAATTACTACCCTATCGCCGATTTTCGGTTGTCCTTTAATCATTATTAGTTACCGCCCTTCTCTACTAGGTTTAACTCGTAATCGTCACGATCGTATATCTCGACTAACGACGCAGGTTTGTCGTTTCTATAGCGGAAACTACCAGTTCCCATATTAATTAAGTAGTTATCGTTACATACGATATAGTAGCTAGATCGTATTGATCCCGTATGTCGCAGCGATACAATGTTACCGCCTCGTATAGTTCTCGTTCTCTCTTTACTATTTACTTTTACTTTTACTTTCATTATTTAGCGCCTCCGATCGGCGTTAACGATAGTTTATATTTATCTTTCGGAAATACCTCGAATGCGATTGCTTCGCCGATACTCGACTGATCCGATAGTATATAACCGCTCGACTTCGAATCCCCACGCCATTTAATCGATACGATGTCGCCAACCGTAGGTATAAATTGTTTTACCTGTACGTCTAATCCCATATATAACGCCTCATTTCAATTGTATTTTTGCTTACATGTACATAAACGCAGCCGCAGCAGGTCAAAAAGAAAAAGAGCGCCGTTAAGCGCTCCTATAATAAGTCATGTATTCGCTTTGTATGTCTTCGTTACCATTACGGCGCAGCCCAGTCTTTCCGAAGTTACAGAAAGGGCGCAACGCCTTAATTAAGTATGTCTCGTAAATCTCTCTATGACTAATCTTGTTAACGTACATATAGTCGATACGATGTGCCGTACCATTTGCGATTAACTCACGTAATCGTTCGTTAGAACTCGCATGATTTATATGTTGTCCTGTCCGTTTTAATAAGTCGTTTGATATGCCGACATATAACGGATTGCTGAACTTATCATAGAATACATATACACCGCCTACATATTGTAGATCCGCGATCGCTCTCATATCGCTTTTTAGGTGTTTTACGAACACACTTTTTCGTACGCTAGGCGGTTGTATTGCGATCATGCCGTCGTCGTATTCGTTATTTCGTAGTTTCTCTTTAAATTCCGCAGCCTTTTCGAATTCAGCTTTTAAGATCTCCTTACGTTCCTGATCCGATACCACGTATCGCCCTTCTTCGTTGATCTTACGCTTTAATCTCGTGATCGTTTCCGAAGGCGTCGCCGTAGCGCAATCGTCGATCGTCGTAATGTTATCGAAGTGCTTCCAGTACATAAGAATAAGTAGTCTATCGTTGATCCTCGTAGCAGGATATTTTCGCAGTATATATTCGACTTTCGATTTTTTCGTTTGTAATTTCCCCATTTCCGCCCACCTCTTAGAATGTTATTTTGTTATTTGGTCGCAGCATTCCGCCAACGTGTATCGATGTATCTTTAAATAAGTCCTTACGCCAGTCGCCTTCATATCGTACGATCCTAACGTACCTTTTTCGATTTTCTTCGGATCGCCTACATTTACCTTTACGCCCTTTTTAATTGCTTCGTTCATGTTCGTTAGTGCGTCCGCGATTTTCTTCGCATCTACTTCTATCTTTACAGGTACATTTATATTGATTTCGCCTTTGATCGGCTCTAGGTGGTTAATTGCTACCGTAGTCGATGCGAATGTTTTCGGGTTATAAATAACCGCCAGTTTATCGTGCTTGCGCTTGTCCGTCTTATTATCGATCACTCGCAGGATCTCGACCATATCGCCGCGTACGTGTCGTTCTACATCTTCGTGATCGTCGAATGTATAGTCACCGCCGCGCTCTACCATTTCGAATGAGATCTTTAATATTGCCTTGTCGCCTGTTTTGAACATATATAACGCCCTCCTATTAAAAAGAAGCCCTATTCGGCGTCCCTTTTATTGTGTAATTAATACATACATAAGGATCGCGGCCATTGTGGCCAATACCGCATATCCTCGTATCAGTCGTTTCTTTACATTTGGCATTATTCTTCTTCGCCTTCTTCTTCTTCATAGGTTACGACGAATTTATCACCACGTAAGCCAGCTTTATACGCAGCTTCCATCATGTCGGGAATATCTAAAACGAAGTCTAGATCACGCTCTAGATTTGCGTCTTCGGGACATTCGTGTAGATCGCCGATACTAATGTCGCAGATCCCTTTCGGCATTTCCATTTCTACATGTGATCCGCTCCACATTCCGCCTTCTGTATGTCTTACTACGATCTTAAATTCTTGTTCATTAAGCGTCGTTCGGATCAATTCTTGCGAATCTAGTTCGATTACGTCGTACGTGCCTTTCCGATTGCTCGTTTGTCCCATCGAACGACCTAAGAAACTACGATTTAAAAATGCCGCTTGTCCTTTTGCGCCCGTCAATAATTGCCCTGTCTCTTTGCTTACCGCGATATAGATTTTACTCATATATCCGCCTCCTTATCGTTTGTGCTTACATGTACATAAACGCAAAAAAGACGCCCTACGCGGCGTCCCTTGTCTCGATCTTCCATAATTCATTATGTATGTGATTCGCAATATCATCGAACCATGCAGCGGTACATTTACGATTTTCAAATAGATCATATACACGCTCTAGCAATTTCATGTACTTTTCGATCATTTTACGTTACCTCCTTCGATTAATCTCACGTTAGTAATTTCGTCGTGTCCGTCGCAGAATGTAACTTCGATCTTATCGCCTACCTCTAATGTACGAACGACCTCGAAGATGTCGTCTTCATATAACACTACGTCGCCGTTTTCGTTTTCCGCCCAGACTTCGGAATCTGTATGATTTAATGCGGATACTGTATATTGTTCTTTCGTAAAATTGCCGTCATATACGTCCGTATTTGCGCAACCTCCGATCGTTAGGACAATGATTGCAGCAGTTGTCAATTTCGTGATTTTCTTTAACATATGATCGACCACTTTCGATTTAATAGAATATTTTACGAACCGCACGTCTTTTGATCGCTCTAGGCGTATATCGTTTCCACGGTTTCAATTTGTAGAATAAGTCGTACGGCATCGGAACGAAGATAACGTCAGGTTGTGCCGCAGCTTCTTGCATCGGTGCGGTCAATTCGATTGAGCCGCCGTGTATGTCATTCTCTACTTGAATCTCTTTCAATAGATCCAGTACATACTCGTTTGTATATTGCGCATAACCGCCGTGATAACGCGTATTTAGTTTCGTTGTGATCTCAGATACTAAAAGCTCGTCGTTTTCCTGTAATAGCGCGCCAACACTTTGTTTTACTCGCTCTTTCTTCATAGTGACCGCTCTCCTTTTGTTATTTCGCATGTTGCTTAATTAAATAAGCGATATGATATCTTGAAGATGTCAATAAAAAGTTAGAACCTACATTAAAGAGGCTCTAACTACTTGCTTATTACTGACTTCTACCCACAATTTAAATGGTTGGGTATTACTATATACTTCGACTATATTAACACCGTCATCGAGTCGATAATCTCCATCGATCGGGTTACTATTTACACGAATGTTTTCCCAGTCGCATAAGTTAGCGTATTCGGCTTTCGTTAGATCAAGATAGTTAGCTTTAAGAACTTTTCGTACGTGCGGCTTTCTTCTGAAATACGCGAGTAACTGTCCTAGTGTCATTACGCAGCTACCTTTGATCGTGTGATCTTGCTAGATTGCGTCGCCTTGCGGTACGCCTCGTTCTCGCTCGCTAACTTTGCGTCTTTACGCTTATTTACGCTATCCTCTTCGTACGGGCGCAGAATACGTCGTGTAGGTTTGCGATAGTTAATATCGTCAGCACCAACCGTTCTACATGCGCGTTGTACATCTACCGTAATTTCTCCACGACTGATGATGCGGTTTTTTGCCTGATTGTCCGTCATTACTGGGTACTCTTCTAAAGTCATTTTATCGACGCGTGTATCGCCCTCTAGCGATTCGTATAGAATATGATCCGCTAGATATTCAAGTACGCCGATCATTTTATTTTTATCGTTGCGTAGTCGTACGTCCGCAGGCGGTTTTCCGACCTGTTTAATGTATTGATCCGTTAAGAATTCCACCGCAGCCATACGATCATGAATCGGTAGCATTAGATCAACTAGTTTGCGAGCCTCTTCGACGAAGACCGTTTTAAAGTCGCCGACAAACATTCTCGTGAAATTGAGTTTATATTCTTCGATGTTAGTAATTTGCTTTTCCATATGTAGCCCTCCTAGTAATCCCACGCCGTATATACAGCGGCGATCTTTTTTAATGCAGCTTTTGTATTACGGCTTGTCGTAGACTTATCGACGCCCATAATTTGCGCAGTTTCTATGTTTGATAGATCTCTACCGAATCGAAGATCCATGCAGCGTGCTTGTAAGTCCGTTAATTCCGCCTGATAGATTGCGTTTTCTAGATCCGCCAGTAGATCGATTGCAGCCGTATCGCCTCGTGATTCCGCAGCAGATCGTATGTTATGTTGTTGTTCTAGTAACGCCTCGACGCCCGCTACCGTGCGAAGCTCGAAACGTACTTCTAATCGTTTCGTTGCCGCTTGTTTATCGAAGTTAGATACGCCCATATCGCATAGCCTCCCTACGTGAAATAGTCTTCATATCCTGATTGATCTTCTTCATAAATTCGCGCCATGACTTATCGGCCGCAATACGGCGCTTTTCTTTTCTATCAATATCGATCAAGATTGCGTCTAGTTGTTGTACGAGCTGAATTAAGCCGTCGTTATTGTAAATCTCGTAATCTACCTCGAATTTATCGATCGCCGTTTCCGTTTCATGATAGAAGTCTTCTTCTTTGAACTCGTCGCCCGCATCGATAATACGTTGCTTTCTGATCTCGTCGTCTACGTTTACACGAATGATATATGTGCCCTGTTCTCGCAACGAATCGATTTCATTTTGTTGTCGTACGTCCGTGATAACCACGTTATGGCCTGTTGATCGTAAGAAGTCAATCTTCGGTTGTAGTCGTTTGATCCAAACTAATGCATCATGTTTGCGCTCTTCTTGCCCTTCGTGTTGCAACAATGCACGACGCTTTCCACCTTCTTGCTTTCCGTACTTGCGATCCACCTGCTTTTTCAGCTCGTCCGCATATGCACCACGTTGGAAACCTCCGCGACGATCCTTCGCCATTAATCGGGCGATCGTATCTTTTCCCGTTCGCATCTTGCCCGCGATGCCGATTAGTACTGTGTTTTTCATGATTCCTTACCACCTTCCACGATCTGATTAATGCCGTATCGAATGCCTAACGCAAACATACCCGCACCCAGCCATACAAATAATCTATCTACCATCATCTTTTTCATTTCTTCGCCTCTTTTCGTTGTTTTGCCTTACAAGTACATAAACGCAGCAGCAGCGTCATATCGGCATTTAGGCAAATAAAAAAGAGCGAAGGCGTATAGCCCTCACTCTCGTATATATCCCGTTACATATTTCACACCGAACAAAGACGTCGCCGCTTCGCTAGATCCGCGAAACATATCAAACGTATTGCCCTGTATTGCGCCGCCGCGATCCTCGCACACATAAGTACCGTCTAGATCGGGAATTTCGATCTTTGTACCGAACTTATATTGCGGTGGACATGCGAGCGTACGACCTTGTGTGTAGTCCGTTCCGCTTGCCGTCTTTCCTTCGCAGCCGTTGCAATCAGCGCCGTACGCCGTAACTCTCATATCTATTTTGCGCCCACCATTCTTATTTTCGGACGGCTTCGCCTCTTCGGATTGATCCTTTTCTTTCGGAACTTCCTTCGGTAGCTCTACCTTCTTCGACTTATTAACGGTGGACGCTCGTAACTTTTTTAAGCGTTCGACCTCGCTCGTCAGGTGTTCGATCGTTTCCGATTTGGTGCGATCTTCGAGTTTCGTCTTTTCGTGATTCTCTTTTTCGACCGCTAGATCCCATTGCGCTTGGCCTAGATCATTTTCTAGATTGTTAATGCGCTTGTATAGATCGAATGTCTCGTCTTCTAGCTTTTTGCGATCACCCTTCGCCTTATTGTGCGCAACTTTTTCGCGTGCTAGATCATTTTCGAGTGCTTCGATCTTCGCGTCAGACGATCGCATCTTATCGATAGATACCGTCATGCCGACGAATAGCAGCATAAAACCGAATATCAGTAACAGAAATTTGATTTTCCTCATTACGACATCAATCCTTCTTTGATTGCCTTACGCACGCCGCGGAAATACTCGACCTGATTGTCGATCGTAATGTTTAGCTCTTTTTTCAAACCATTTAAGAAGTTCTTTGATCCTTTGAGCGGAAAGATATTGCCGAATGCTACAACCTTCTCACGACCTGTTTTAAGTTCGATCAGGTGAAAGCCTTTCGAGTTTGTTGGTGCGACTCTCAATTCGCAGGGAATCGGCTTCGCTTTTGGCCTTTCGTTTGTTTGTGGTTGCATTAAAATTCCTCCCAGTTATAGAAATGTTTACGGCAAACGCTTCGATATTCTTCGTCGCCGATCAGTACTTCGTCTCCCTCTTTTGCGGGATTCCCGTCTACAAAACGTAAGTTCATCGTAGCTTTGCGGTCGCAGCATTGACACAATCCCTTAATTTCGGAAATGTCGTCCGCTAGTGCGAATAGTTCCGCAGATCCTTCGAATAACTCGCCTTTGAAGTTCGTTTTTAGTCCGTAGCAGATTACAGGAATGTTAAGGCCGTCAACGATCGCGACCGCTAACGTTTCGATAACTCGCTTCGTAAAGAACTGACATTCATCTATTAGAATTACGTCAGGCCGTTCGAATACCGCTGATCGATAGATTTGTTCGGCGTCGTCGATATGTACCGACGTAGCTTCGTGCCCTAGTCCTGTACGACTTACGACGCGATCTTTGCCGTACCTGTTATCGATATTTGGTGTAAATATCAATACACGACGTCCCGATCTTTCGTAGGTGTCCGCAGTCTTTAGAAGTTCTAGCGACTTCCCCGCCGCCATTGTTCCCAGTTTTGCGTATAATTTCGAACTCATATATCGCCCTCCTTCCGTTTTGCTTACAAGTACATAAACGCAAAAAAAGACGCCCATAGGCGTCCTTCGTCGTCGTTCTATTCTTTTTCGTTAAGTTGTCGTAGCTCTATTAATGTAGCCTCTTTTAATTCGATTACTACCACCATGAACATAAACACTGCGGCAGTTAGTCCGCCTGATATTAGAAATACTATTCCGTTAAAAATACCGTCTTCCGCGTAATCAGTCGACAAAAAGCTCATTAGTGCGAATATGCCGAAGAGAACCGCAGTAACTAGAGCGGCCAGCCTAAAGATTACCGTGATAGACGATCGTACGGTTTGTTGTAAATTCATATATAATAACATCCAAATTTAATTATCCACGAACATCATTACACAACTTGCGTAACTAATCAAGTAATTGAGCACTAAAAAGACGCCCTATTCGGCGTCCTTCGTTTGTTCTTCTACTAATTTCTTATACCTATCGATAGACATTTGATGAAATTCCGCAGACGTATACGAAGTCTTATCAATCATTGCCTCGATCGATTTAACCAATTCACCTGATGCGATCACTAGATCCATATTATCGGATTGCGACGCAACTAGTCGAGCATGTGCCGCCATTTCTACTAATACGTTGATCTCTAATGTAGTTGTAAGTTTTACCATAACAAAACCCCCATATAGACTTATTTTTAAATATTACGCAACTTGAGTAATATTTAAAAATTAATCGATCGCTTCGATCTCTTCTAATGATCTTTACGATATCCCTAAATTTTCAATTATTAGTGATAAGATGTCCACATTTACCTCTAATCGCGCTCCTATTACAGTATTTGTTGGGATTACAAATAAATTCAACTGTTCCATTGTGATAACTACATCTTATTAATTTGTTGAGCTAACCATATAACGATATCGCATGTATGTCAATAATAATTTTTAAACGTTGCAACAATGCGAATAAATGTGATAAAATGAGTGCATATTAATAGGATATCGATATTATCGGGGGTTATATAGATGAACAACTTAAAGTATGTGAATTTCCACAACGCCACGAAAGACGATCCGCGTTGGGAAAAAGCTAAATACAAGGATTTCGAGCCACTACATCGAACAAATACAGGTACAGGCATACGATTCGTATTACGTGAATATCTAGAAAAGATAGGTTTATCACAACGATCTCTAGCCGAACTAAGCGGATTAAATCAGCCGACTGTAAATGACATTTGTGAGAATAGAGCGTTACTACTAAACGTTACACATCTTGTGCGTATATGCAGCGTACTGGGTTGTAACATCACTGATATTATGGTTACAGTACCGATACAGAATACGGAATACACGGAAAGCGATAGCATTCACAATCTACGACAAAAAGAAAAGGCGACTCATTAATTTGAGCGCCTATTTTTTATTTGCTTTTTATGATAATCGATCAGCCATGCCGCCGTACTTACCGTTCGCGGATCGTGGTACGGCAGGTCGAATCCCGATGCGGTTTCCGTCGTGAATCCTTCGAACTCTTTCGCCATATCAGCGGCCTTTGCTTCCGCAGGATATTCCGCATGTAGTCGCCCTAGCTCCATCGCCCAACGATCGTAGGTGTGATCGTCTATGATATTTGTATTGTATTGATAGTAAATGCACGAATGTACTAAGATCTGATGACGTCTTTGCGTAATATTATCGCGAATAGCTTCGTTCATATTCTCGTAGACCTTTCGTATAGCTCTTTCCATAAACTCGTATATGCGACATGTAAATTTCCGTCTAACATATCGTAAAAGCAGCATGGCATTTCCGAAGTATCATGTCCTAGTAGGTGCGCCATTTTATAGCATTTAAATACCTTCTTATCGCGCGTTAAATTCGATTTATAGCCTAATTGGTTTATGTGTAGATCTATATACCCGTATGTCTGATCCGTGAAATCTTCGACACTTACTGATCCGCCAGACCAACCGTGACGACATTCGTTACAAGACGTATTGATCGGTGTACTGAATCTACATTGCGATAAGACTTAGATCAGCTCGCCGACTGTTTTCGCATGTGTTAGCTTAATCATCTTCGGCCACCTCTTCAATACTAAACTTTTCCCACGCTTCCTCGTTGCGCTCTAGGCCATGATATAGCGCGTCTTCTAGTCTTCGCGCAGATACATCGCCCGTGAATTTGATTACGAATGTTTTTTCTTTAGACATCGAATCGCTCTCCTTTATCGAATTTGCAATCTTTCACGAGATATGGCTTCACACCTCGATACCACCATTCAAAATTGATAGGTCGGCGTACCGTACAATCGATTACTTTCGTTGGTCGTTGCCCTCGCCATTGCTTGCCATGGATCGATTGTCCTACGCTGATCGCTTCGAGCTTTACGTTTTTACGAATGAACACTAGATCCTCGTCGTATTCGTTGTATAGCTTGTTAGCCTCGTCCCTCTCTTCGGGCGTGTCATAAATTACCAACACGTATCGAGGTTTAATTTGTAGATCCTTTTTCATACTATCGCCTCCTACATACATAAACGCCATTAAACAACAAAAAGACGAGATCCGAAGACCTCGTCTTTTAACTCTCATTATTTTTTAGAACATCATACCCGCAACCGCAGCGCTTAATAAATTCGCTAGCAGCCCGCCGATCAATGCTAGGAATCCCAGTCGCGCTACGTCCTTACGAATAGAAGGCGCTAACGCTCCGATTGACCCTAGTAAGATCGCGATTACTGAGAAGTTAGCGAACCCGCACAATGCGAATGTAACTACTAGCATCGCTTTCGGTGACATTGTGACGTCAACTAAATGCCCGAATGCTACGAATTCATTAAGTACCGTCTTTTGGCCGATGAATGATGCGGCTTGCATAATTTCGCCACTAGGCACGCCGATAAGCCACGCCAACGGCGCGAATAAGTAACCTAGAATTAACTCGATCGTTAATCCTTCAATGCCGAATAGCGAACCGATTCCGCCTAGAATACCGTTAGCGAATGCTACGATTGCGATAAACGCCATTAACATAGCAGCTACGGAAACTACGATTTGAATACCCTCTTGCGCGCCCTTCGCCATTGCGTCGAACATGTTCGCAGATTCTTCATCTTTAACTAGATTTACGTCTTTGATTTGCGACTCTTCCGTAGTTGGCATAATAATCTTCGCGATTAGTAATGCCGCAGGAATCGCCATAACCGCAGCCGTAAGTAAGTAGTTTAACGGAATGCCTAGCGCAGCGTATCCGACTAGGATAGAACCCGCCACCGACGCTAGCGCCGACGTCATGATCGTGAATAACTCAGTTTTGTTTAGCTTCGTAAGATACGGCTTAATTAAGATCGGCGCTTCTGATGCGCCTAACGCTACGCAGCCGATCGCATTAACGCCCTCTAGCTTTGATACACCCATTAATTTCGAAATGATTGTGCCGAAGAAGTTAACGATTCGTTGCATGATCCCGAAGTAGTATAGTAACGATACTAGCGAACTAATAAACACGATAACCATTAACGCATGGAAGAAGAATACGAAGTTCCCTGTCGCTAGATCACCGAATACGAATTCGATACCACCCTTCGAATAATCCATGAAGTGTTGAACGCCGTTACTAGCGCCTTCTAACGCAGCGATCCCGATGTCCGATTTCATAACGAACGCAGCGAAGCCGATCAACATTGCCAGCCCAACGCCTACCGTCTGTAATTTAATATTTTTGCGATCCTTTGATAATAAGAATGCGATCGCTAGAATTCCGATAATGCCTAAGATCCCTCTAATCATTCTGTTACCTCCTGATTATCTATTTGTTTGTCTTCGAAAAATCCGCTTCTTTTATGATGCGTTTCGCAGGCGTGTACGGTAACGACGCCGCTCATTGTTAGAACAACGCCGCTACATACCGCAGGCTTTCCGCACTCTTTACCTCTGGCTACAGCTTCGCAGTTCATGCGGGCAACCTCCCGATTTTAATTAGTGCGTCCTTAACGATCTGTACGACTTTCTTTTTGTCTTCTTCGTTATTGACGTACTCTAGCTCGGCAACATTAATTTTGATCTTCGGTGAAATATCGTACTTCTCGTACCATTTCGTATATTTTGCGTAAAGGCGATCCCAGTAGCCGCGCTCTACTTCACTTTCAAGGCCGCGATTACGCTTCGCAATTCGTTTCATGGCCGTATCTACGTCACAATCTAGATAGATTAGTAATGTAGGTGCTTGCGCATGTTCTAGCATTGAATCTAGTAGCGTATCGTATGTGTGGAATTCTTCCCACGTCATGCCCTCGCCGCCGTCTTCGAGATCTTCCGCTAACATTTCCGCGAAGATACGATCGCCGAAGATCGAGCGATCTAAGATGCCGCCGCCTGTACGATGGATCTCTTTAATTTGTGCGAATCGCGTATTAAGGAAGTGGATTTGCGTCGTAAACGCCCATCGCGTTTTCTTTGCGTAGAAACGATCGAGCAGGTTTAGAGTGTCCCGACTTCCGATTTCTTCGTATAGTTTGATGCCTAGTTCTTTCTCTATTAATTTCGCTAGCGTCGTCTTACCAACGCCTACGATTCCGTCGCATACTATCACATTCTTTTCCCCCTTGTTCATATTAGAAACCCCTCTTCTCGATGATCTTTTTCTCTACTAGATGCGTCAGAACTACCGCGCAGGCGTCCGATTCATCGTCAGATATAAAGATAAAATCATCGCTTAAATTTAGATAGCGACGTACGGACTTCTCTACCTCATCCTTATCCGACTTGCCGTCGCCCGTCATTACGCGTTTGATAGTAGTAGGTGAAATTTCTTCGATCGCATAATCGCGAAGTACAAGGTCGCTGATCCCAACGACTTTAAATAGTGCTTGCGTAGTTTGTGCGAATCTACTAAACCCTTTTTCACGAATAATCGTATCGAATGGCGCGAATTCTATTGATACCTTTTTTAATTCCGTTGCGATTACGTGTAGTCGTTGGCCGTGTCGTTGCCTCGGATTCGTTTTAATTCGGAATTTGTGAACAAGATCTAGCTTCCCGCCTTCTAGATCGATGATCGCCACGCCCGCGCTCGCTAAAGAAAGATCGAGTCCTAAAAATCGGCGTCGCATTGCGCGTCGTCACCTTTCCAATTTCCCTCGATATAGCGCCATGCCTCTAACACGCTATTTTTCTTCCATTGCGGCATACGGGATCTTGAAATACGTTTGACTTGCTCGCCTATTTCCGCGTATTCTTCGGCCGTTAGCGAAGATACAGTCGCCTCTTTATATGAGTTGAACGTAAATTTTGTAATATCGAACTTCGGCGGCTTGTTATTCTCTACGCAATCTAGCACATGCTTGAACTTATCGAGAATTTGCGTTTGTGTCTCACGATCGAATTTGATTTCGAAAGCCCTGATATCGGGGTTTGCTACGTAGTCCTCTTCGCTCATGATCCAAGCCTTTTTCGATAGGTTGCCGTACAGGACGATACCTCGGCTGATGTGCATGTTTTTGAATAGCATTGAGTACGTGATCGATTGCATTTTATGATCCTCGCCGACTTCCTTCATAGAGTAGAATCCAGTTTGCGCGGACGTCGTTTGCTTCGACTTAACTTCGAGCAGTACTAGTTCGCCTGTTTTCGTATCTACTAAGATGCCGTCACATTGACCTAAGATCGATACAATTTGTCCGTTATGCTCTACGTGCTCGATCGTTTGGCTAAATTTTTCCCACGCAGGATAACGCTTGCCGTTGACTTCGACATAGTACGGAACGAACGGCGGATCTTCACCGAATTCACGTTTCCAGTGTTTCTCGATGAATAATAGATCGCGTTGGACCATATCGCCGAAGGCCGTACCCATTCGAGTCCAACGTCCCTGATGCGGTCGCCCAGTGTGTTGATCGCGAGCAGCGCCCGAATGTTTCATGTACAATTCGCGGCTATCGCTATTCGTACTCGATGGCGTAAAGTACTTCGTGCCCTTCTTACCCCACGGTAAGCGCTTCTTGTTAGTCGTACGAATTTCGTATTCCCAATAATGGATCTGTGCGTCTAGCTCGTCGTCCCAAACCTCTTTATGGCCGTGCCACTTATCGAGCATTTCGATGAATCGATTTGCGACTTCGCTATCACCGCCACGCTTCGGTAGTTCTGAGATATCTTTCTTCGCCTTAGGTGCGCCTTTCTTTTTCGCCGTCCCTAAAACGTCTACGGGTGTAAATAATTCCACCTTATCGCCTCCTATATAGTTGTCATGGATCGTTCGTGCCTTACAAGTACATAAACGCAGTCCGACACATACACTAGGCGATATGTCAAGTTTATTTTTGCGCACAAAAAAGAGCGACACTATGTCGCCCTATGCGATGTTCAGATATTCGTTTACACCTTCGAACGTATGAAACTCTATGCCGCTATGCAGTTTCCTCGCTTGCATTCCGTCCAATTCATGCGAAGAGATATCTACGATAAACGTTTCGCCGTCTTTCAGTTTATTAACGTAGAACCAACGTGCATCTACGTGCGACTTCGTCTGTATTACCGCCACGATCTCGCTACCTTTCTTGATATTAAAGTCTTTAATTCCGTAAAATTTCATCATGTTATTTTGCCACCTTTTCGAATGTGAATGCGTCATAATATGTTGCACCTGATCCAATCATTTCTACGGCTTTATCGTCCGTAATTTCTACCTCAGTACAACCATACTTCTTTCCTAGTTCCGTCTCGCAGCCGATCACGTTATCGAAGAATCTTGCCGCCTTGTCTTCGTCACTTGCTCCGACTACACCCGCTAGGAAAATGTTACCTAGATCGAAGATTGCGTAATACTTCGGCTCGATCTCGCCTTCGGCTAGTAATTTATGTCTTCTTTCGTTAAATGCGTTTGTAACTTCCATTGATATAACAAACTTATCATCATTTTATATTTTAATCCCGCACCTTAGTCGTCACATCCGAGGTTAATCTCGTAGATTGGCTGTTTTGTTTTCTTGTCTATTATATTTCACCGATACCTACGTCATGTCGACAATAAATAAATAAATAAATAGAGCGACCATATGCCGCCCTATTCCGATCTATATTAACCGACTGTTACGAAGCCGCGTTCTTTAATTTCTTGCCATTGTTTCGTAGGAAATCGTTTCGTAATTTGTTGCGTACAGTTTGGTGCTCCGATCTCGATAATGATGATCGTGTCATGCAGCGCAACGGGACGTAGCCCGAAGTTATCCACAACGAATGTACGTTTAACTACGTTTCGTTCACTTATAATTCGATTGATTGCGTATTCTCTCATGCCTTGTAACCCCCGTTGTACTTAACGAACTTATCGTTTAATACGACCTGTCCTATCCCTTCGTCTAGCTGAATTACTAGAATGCGTTCACCTTCGTTACCTTCGATCTTCATGCCTTTGTTTTCTTTGACTACGTTTTGTAAGTACGCTTCGATGATCGTCCCTTTTTCGTTATGGAATCGATTGTTTTTATCTCGTACCTTTACACGCTTACCTACTAGATCGATTTCCTTCGGTGTTTTTACCTTCGCATACTTAGGGCTGAATTTGTTCGGACGCTCTTCGCTATCGATAATTATATTCGAAATGTGAGCGCGCGGGATCTTGCGTTCTTCGATCTCCTGTAGTTGCGATTTCAGTACGCCGATCGTAGCTTCGATATCGTTCATCGCTCTATGTGCGCCCTCTAATTTAACGCCGCGACGTTTTGCCGTAGGACCTAAACTTGCGCTTTCATTCGGATTTAAGAAACGCTCGATTGATCGTGTGCATAGGAAATGTTCGTGATTAATACCGAACTTCGATAGATACGCAGAATCGAACGGCAGGTAGTGCGCTACTAACGTGCTATTACCGATAAACGCGTTAAGTACGATCATCATTTGTAATTCGTGTACGCCATTTGTTAGCATGTGCTCACGTAGATCTGTGTTATCGATCAGGAAGTCAGGTAGCTTTTTACCTTCGTGTAATTTTACGTACATATGTAGGCGTCCTAGTTCTTGCTTTAGATCCGTACGAATTGCGGCCACTTCTACGACCTGTTCCGTATTGTAATCGAGTCCCGTCGTCTCGAAGTCGAATACCGTAAATACCTCTTTCGCAGGTGCTTCCGCTAGTACATTTTCGTAGTTATATAGTGTTGTCATTATTTCTTTTCCTCCAATCCTTTGATGTTGATCCCTAATGTAATAGACGCAGCGACTAGAAAGATCGTATCGAGTACGAACCAAACCACGCTACCTTTCACAAACGCCGATATATATGCGAAGATCGCGAACGATACGACGTAGAACACGTCCCACTTTATGCCGCTAAATGGCGCGTACGTCTTGCCGTCTAGCTTTTCGGAAATCTTTTCACCTAACTTTGTACGCGGTGTGTAACTAAACTTTCTCTTAAACATTTACATCAATCCTCTCAAATGAATTAAGGCGATCAGCCTTACACGTACATAAACGCAGGTCGATCGCCTTTTCGGTTAACTTATGCAGATTTCGGTTGTTGTGTTTCGAAGTCCCAGTCGTCGGGATCGTATTCAGCACCCCATACAGTCTCGATTACTGTATCGGATTTCAGCGGTAGAGATAGTTCTACGGATTTCGTCATGATCTCCGTAATAAGATCGCAGTTTTCTTTCGTTAGATCCTTCGCAGGTACTTCGACCTTTACTTCATCGTGAATACTTGCGTTTAGATACCAACCGCGCTTAACGCATTCTTCGTATAATCGAATCATATTGATCTTTAGAATGTCCGCGCCCGTACCTTGAATTACTGAGTTAAAGCTAGCACGTTCCCAGTACGATACAAGGTTTCGCATTTCCGCCAGTGGCTTGATCTTTTCTTCGAGCTGATCGAGTCTTTCTTGCAGGTGCTTCGCTTTTGATTTCACATATTGGCTGCGTACTCGCTTACGTTCGATGTACAGATCCATTAGTTTGCGCTCATTACGTCGAACTAGTTTCGAGTACTCAGCAAGATACGGGAATCGGCGTTTTCGTCCGTACAATGTCTCACTATAGCCGTGATCGTACGCGAATTTACGCTTATCACGAACCATTTGTATAAAAGATGGAAACGCCGTATCGAATTTCTCATAGAACATGTCGCCCACTTCACGAGATACGCCCATCGTCGTACAGAAATTATCGACTTTCTGATCGTATGATTTCGCTAGTACGCCCGTTTTCATCATTGTGCGAGGTTGGAAACGTCCTGTAGGATCGTACGCTTTATCGACGCAGTACTTTTCTTCTAGATTGAAAACCATCATCGCCATTGTCGTATATAGGTCGCGACCTTCTAGGAAGATTGATCGCAGCGAGTTATCGCCGTACACTATCCACATGATATGTGCCATGATTCGCGGCTCTATTTGCGATAGATCGGCCGCTAGATAGAACCAACCTTCTTTCGGCTTAAACGCGCCACGTACTCGCTTACCTTCTTTCGATCTTGCGGGAATGTTTTGCAGGTTTGATCCCTTCGATACTTTATCGTCATTCTGTACAAGTTTCTTTACTATATCGATGTAATTGCTATCGTTAACGTCGATAGGAAATGCCGCCATATTATCACCCTTCTTTCGTTTATTTGGATATAAAAAGAACGCCCGAAGGCGTCCTATTCGTTATTTATCTAATCGGTGCTCTACTGATACGACTAACTTAACTAGTGCATTGTTTGCGACCTTATCGCGACCATTAACCGTTACTGTAGCGCTATATCGATCATCGTCAGCGAAGTTAAATCGATCCTGATGTCTGACTACGCCGATATCCCCTTCTTTTAATCGACCGAGGCAATTGTCGATAACTCGTACGACATCGCCCTCTTTTAGTTCGCCGTATTTGCGTCCTAAATCTTCGAAAATCTTGCGTTCTTTTTTCGCAGCAGCTTCTTTCTTCGCCTTCTTAACTTCTTCTTCAGTAGCCTTGCGAATGTTATATGATTGCTTTCCGCCTGTTTTACCTTCTAAATTCATTACGTCGTAGTGATCGTTACCGTTGACTTTCGTAATTTCTAGCACTTCCCCGATCGGGTAGTTGCAGCCGTCAACACTTACAACGTAATCACCTTCGTTGTACTTAACTGTTTGCGCATCACGGATCTCTTTCGCCGTTGTGTTTCGTACGTTTTCTAAGAACTTATACCCGCTCTCCTTACCGTCTACGCTTTTAACATGGATGCCGCTAGCACTTGGAATCCCCGTTACGATTACAACTTCACCTACTTTAAACTTCGGATTTCCGTGACTGTTCGTTACGACTAGATATGATCCAACTTCCGTTTTGATTAGAGACGCTTCGTACTCTTCGATCTCCTTCGGCGTCATGATCTCGAAATCGAACGCATGAATTGAGAACGTAAAACCGTTTTCGCTCATTTTCGCATTAATCGCTTCTTCTTCCGTAACGACTTCGACTTCTTGACATCGCGCCCACTCTGACAATGCCTTTTTCGGATTATGTAGCGGCGCTACTTTGATCGGGCAGTTACTCTCTTTCGTTTCCTGATAAACTACGACTACAATGTCGCCAGTCTCGAAATCATCGCCGAACTGACTACCTTTTGTAATTCGCACGAATGCGCCTACTTCTAATTCGTTAATTGCTTTTCTATGTCTTGCGGCTTTGATCTCCGCAACTTCGCTTTCTGATAGCTTCCTAGCAAACTTCTCGATAATTACCGCTTCGCGCCCATCTTCCTTCTTAACTCGAATCGGGAAGTGCTTCGTTTCGTCATATCCGACTACCTCCACGACCTCACCCATAGTTAGTAATACGTCCACTTGATGTGAATCTACTCGTACGAAATCGCCTGTTTTGAATGGAGACTCGATAAGTCCGATTACCTCGAATGTGTTTTTGTGGAAATATGCGATACTACGCTCGCGTTCGCTTGTTCTTACGTCAGGTGCGTTTCCCATTAACTTGCCGTTTTCATACCAAAATACGAAACCGCCGTGATCGATATTTTTAATCTTGTGCGTTTCCATCGCTAAAAGCGCTAAACCGCCCGATACCTTTTGTCCGATTTTGAATGTGTTTGTCATAATTAATTACCTCGTTTCAATTGTTTGTTAAGGTGTTTTCCCCTTACACGTACATAAACGCAGTAAACTTTCAGAACTGGGTTAACGACAAAGAAAAAGGACGCATATAGCGCCCTATCTAAATTCGTCCAGTATATCGATCGGTCTTCCAGTGTACGCAGCCGAACTGTATCGACCCGTATTCGTTCCGCCCGCATCAAACTTCGAATGAAAGCGACCGTCTACTTCCATTACTTGCGGGATCTTTAGTACGAATGTGTTTAATAACGTTTGATATTCCGCCACCGTTGCGAGCGGTTTTAATGTCGGCTCGTCTTCGAAGTAGATCTTTAGTACGTCCGCCGAAGTCGATCGCTTCTTACCTTTTTGTATCTTGTGTGTACGATCCTTAATGCCTAGATGATCGTAGATAAGATAGCCGATGTGATTGCCATTAGTGAATTCGAAGGATTCGATCTTGTGCGGGTGATCGTCCGATTTAATTAACACATTCAATTCGGCGCGTTCGTCTTTATATTTCTTGATCCGTGCGAGAATGTCCGCATAACGTTTCGTATGAGTCTTGCCGTCTTCTTCGGCTTTCTTACGATCCGCATATAGCTTCGATAATCGCTTGTCTAGCGTATCTAATTTCTTTTTATTCTTTTTGCGCCATTCGATAATCTTCTTACTGTTATTCGTATAGGACATGGCCTCTAAGAATTTATCGTCGATTTGATACACTTCGAATACGGCTTGCGTAGCTTCTTCGGCTTTTTCTCGGAATTCGTTTTCTAGTCCGCTTAATTCGTCTAGGTCAACGTGGAATCCTGATCGCATTAAGTACGTATCAACTTGCGGCAGCCTACTATCGATTTTTGCGTAACACTCTAGCAATCGATCCGTTTTCTTCATAGTTTCGAATTGCCATTCGGTCAACTTCCAACCGTAGTAAACGTCGTATATTGCGTAGATCCCTACGATAGTAGTATTAAATGGTGCAGGTGATCGTTTTCCGAATAGATCTTCGAACGTATAAACTTCGTTATGAATCCCTAAAAATCGACTTCCGTATCGTTGAATCAACGGTTTTAGTCCGTACTTGTCTAGCGATTCTGTCATGATCTTCATTGCGTCCAGTGAATCCCATACGCAACCGTTAATTGTGTAGCCGTCATTCTCGGCGATATGTAAATCGTAACGGGCGCTTCCCATATGAAACGACTTTCCGTGATCCTTATTCGATAAGTACGGCGAAATTGCGGCGAGAACTTTCGACCTCGTTAGTTGCTTGTCGCCCTCTTTGAATGCGTACTCGCGCGGGATTTCGGGATCGTTTATGTCAACGTGACCATACGCAAGATAGTAACCTTCGTTAAGGATCGGCAGCCATATCGAAAAGCCGATCGATAAATCTAAGAACGAATCTATGCCCGTTCCCTCGAAATCATTTGCGGTTAACGATTTTACGTCTAGCATTTCGAAACGATCCGCCCATTGCTTCGCTTGTTGTCGCACTTCTTTACGTAATCTTTGCAAGAATGGCTCTAGTTGCGAATCGTCCGTTAATACGTGGAAATTCTTCGGGTGATTGTCGAGTACATCTTGTATGCGTTCTTTTCGGGTTTGCGCTTCTTTCTTACGTAGATACTTCTCGCCGATCGATAACGCTTCGCCCTTCGCCATTTTACCGCTCTTTGTACGTCCCGCCTTACCTTTGGCAAACGCTTCGATTGCGGCTTGTAATTGTCGCACTTCTTTCTTCGTTAACGACATTTGCGAGATCCTTTGTAGCGCTTCTTCGACGGTTTCGTTTGCTTCCGCGACTTTCTTTTTGACTTCTTTCGAGCGGCTTCGCTTAGCCTCGCTATTATCCGCCATTTCTAAATTGATTTGTAAATCTAGTTTCATACGATCAATCCTTTCGTAATTTAGATAAAAAGAAAGAGCGCATATAGCGCCCTATCTCTTAGAATCCTGTATCGTCGTCACCTTCGTTTTCTTGCGTTGTCTCTTCGATACCTAGTCGAGATACATCGAAGCCGAATGCCTTTAAGTCTTCGATCTGTTTTTCAAGATCGTTAACTTGTAACACTTCACCGAATGCGTTCATCGGGAATTCGAAGCCTTTTGACTCTTCGAACTTCTTGTATTCGGATTCTTTTAAGTCGTCCTCAGGATCTAACACGAGTGAGAACGATACTTGCGTATCAGTTGACAAACCTGTCTTCGTTAATTCGAACGGGTATTTGTCTAACTTCTTCGCATACTTTTTAAGATCCGCTACAATTGCCTTACCTTGTTTCGATGTAAAGTCTACGATAATCGGTTGCCCGTCTTCTAAGTTGACGAAGCCGATCATATAGCGTTCTTTCGCCTTTAACGCATACGCACGATCCTTAATTTCTTTTACTTCGTCCGCAGACTTGCCCGCATCTTCGGCAGCCTTTGCGTCTTTGTATAGTAAGTCGCAAGCTAAATCGTATAGATCAGGCCTTCCGCTAGTTTTCGTACATGGCGTTGTATAGAACACTTTGTACGCAGAATGTGCGAAGTAACGAACTACCGCCGTAGGTAATGCACGAACCTTTAATACTTTTCCTGTTTTAACGGACGTTAACATTTTCGAAGTATCTGCCTTCTCCGTGAGTGCTGCGTCGATTGCCTCTGTTCCTGTAGATACGATGTATGACATATTCACATTTCCCCTTTATCGATTATTTGGCGATTGCCTTACGTAGACATAAACGCCCTACCGATCGCACGATCGGTCAAATGTCAATAACTTTTTTCAAGTCGAAAAAGGGAAGAGCGACTATATGCCGCCTTATTTGCCGTACCCTTCGGTAAACAGTGGTAATAGTGATCGCATTTCGTTAACTACGTGATTGTTAATTTCATGTGGTGGAATAGCCTCGGCCACCTGCGCCATAAGTTCGTTATCTAGGTCGAAGATTAATACCGCGTCATTTACGCCATGATCCTTAACCCCGTTGCGCTCCATAATTCCGATTATAGATAGCGCGATTACCTTTTATTCGATTGGTGTTAGTCTGAATTCTTGCATTTTCATTATTCGTTACCCCCTGATTTTAAGAATGCTTTCGCTACGGTTTCCAAGATCTCGTTAAGTGTACGGCCGATGTCTTCGTTTGACTGGTACGTATCGATGTCACTACCCAGTCGCTCGAATTGTTCGTCTCGTCCCGCCTTTTGCCACGCATCGAAATCGTACTGATCTTCGTTTTTAATTTCGATATCCTCTTCGGACATGACGGCAGCTAGTGCGCCCATTAATGCGATTTGTTGTTTCCAATCTAGATTTAACGTGAATCCTTTTTTCATGTTAATTCCCCCTGTTTATATAAATAGCGCGATTCCTTTTGCGATCTTGCTTTTCTCGACCTTTGCCGCAATAAGTTTCGATCGTGCTTCGCCTCTCAATCGACGATGAATCCCAGTCGAATAGCCATTACGTCTTAGTGAGTCATACATCTTTTGTTCTAGCTTATATTCGCGATCTCGCTTATCGAACTCAGCTTGTAACTTTGCGATCTCTCGCTCCATGTCTTCTAGCTTCGACATTAAGATCGGCTTAATAATGTCGCGCAGCTCGTCCGATGCAATGTTTCGACGATACGCCGTGATTACTACATCATCGGTACGATCTAATACGAAGCAATATCGACGATATGCGAATAATCGGTCAGTTTTTCCTGTATGATCCGTGATTTCACCTAAATATGTAGATTCTTTCATGAATTCGCGCATATATTGGCGAACCTTTTCGTCACTCATGCGGCCACTAGAGACGATCATTTCGTCTTGTTGTAACTCTTCTCTCATTTCTTTAATTGCGTGATATGTAAATTTAAGCGCTGATGTAGTCATTTGTCGTGATACCTTCCTTCATGTTTTTAATGAATGTTCGTACTGATCCGCGAGCGCTATCGAAAGATATAGATAACTTATCGGCTAGACGTCTAGCAATGTCAGCTTGCTTTATGTATGATTTTTCTTGCATGATGATTTCCAAGATTGCTTTATTGCGGTCGTTATCGCCGTACTTTTCGACTAGCTCACGTTCTCTCGCAGTCTCGATCGCACTAGCTTGTACATTTACAGATTCGTCCACGTCGTTAAATACTGGATTTTTTCCTTGAACGCCGCTCGTACCCTCGTCTTTTTCTAGAATTGCGTCTCTAGATTCGAGTACCTTACGTCGATCGCCTCGTCTCGTACAATGATCGCCTGTCACTCGTCTGATTAACGGCTCAATTCTTGCGATGAAATTACCTTTATTGATGTCGTAAGTTCGTGCCGCATATCGTAATTTGTTATAGCAGTCGATAATAAAACTTTCTTCGCTATTCATTGCGTGCCAGTACTTCTCGCGGATCGCCTCGAAATCTTCCAGGAAATACACGAACAACTCTTGCGCCTTATCGAATTCACCGTTTACTGATTGGAAGATACGATCAGTCGATACCTTTCCGTATGCATTGCGGATCTCTTCGCCCGCAACCGCAGCTAGTTCGTTTAATTCCGTATGCATTGCTTTCGTAAAATCCATTGTCAATTTCGTTTCTTTTCTTTTCATGATCCATGACCTCTTTCAAATGTGTTTTTGTGCTTACAAGGACATAAACGCCGACCTGTTTTCCGTTTGGGTTAAATTTTTTTAAAAATTTTTTAGGAAAGTTTTTTCGTCAGGTTTTCGGCTCGTCAGATCAATTACGCAAGTTGCGTAATTAAGAACGCATGTACGCCCCAACCCGCGCCGTTGACGCATTCATTTACGCAACTTGCTAAATTTAGGCAAATAAAAAAGGCGAGTAACCCGACTAAAATAGTCAGGTACTCACCCAGAAAAATTAAGCAATATGCGAAAAAAAGAGTCAAATCCGAACAGTCGTTCTCTTTTCAACTCAAAAATCCTAATATATAATAAGTTTTGTAGAAGGTAATAGGTAATATATTCTACATTATTACAATATATGTCATATTAAAAATTGGCAGAATTGTACTACTTGTTTTTGTGGTAGAAAACATGTACAATAAAGCATTGTTTCGCTTGTGGTGAGCGATACAAACGATATTTACTTTTATAGTATTTTTGATTAGGGGTGCGTTGTGGTGACGCTCCCTTAGTTCGTTTTTGCGCAAAAAAAATAAAGGTATAAGATGGTTAGCCTTATACGTAAAATAGAGATTGGTTAGACCTCTTTTCGCAAGTTGTGTAAAAGGTGGTTAGTCTTTTTCCACACTTTTCTATTATAGCAAAGTTTATCCATACTGTAAACGATATTCCGATGTATATAGTCGGTTTATATAAGCGTTGATATCACTACATTACAGAGGTGTTTTTAATGAAAGAAAATGCAGAAAAATCAACTAAAAAGAGAGTGCAAAAGAAACCGCAGATTCACCCCGAATTTGTTGATATCTCGCAGAAACTTCGACGCATACGAGAGGGAAAAGGCCTTACTCTAGTCGAAGCGAGCGATAAGATCGGGATCGGTTTCGTTTTTCTAAGCGAAATCGAACGAGCTTTAAAAGCACCCTCTACCGCAGCTATTAGCGGAATCGCGAGAGTGTACGAGATGGACGAATGCGAAATAGCGATCGCGTATCGTAAAATACCGACATCTGTACTAGAGACGTTAACAAAACGTCAGGATATTTTAAGAATGATCTACGACGTTACAAACAGTGAAGCACTAAGCGATCAGCAGCAAGACGAGCTTTTTAATGATTTCGTAGCTTTATATCGAAGACATAGCAAGTAGTTAGCGCGAATTATATATATATACGTATATTTATCACAATAGATATAGTAACACGCGAATTTTATCTAAAATAGAGAACAAGTGTTCTTTTTACTGTATTAATATAATATAGCAGAAAGCCGCGAACTACGCTACATTAAATAGCGAAGTTTCTACGGCTTTTTTGTTTTTGATCGCTTCCGTTAATTGCCGCGGTGTCATATCGTTAAGGTCTTTGCAGCCTTCGGGAAACTCGATCGTATATAGTCGGATCATACCGAATTTGTTAATTACTTGTTTCTTTAGTTTTTCGCCTGCTTCGTCGTTATCCGACCCGATGATAAGCTCTTCGATCGGGCTTCGTTCGATTACCGATACCTTTTCGTCAGTGATCGAAGACGTTCCCATCGCAATACCTAAGATCTCAGTAACTTCGTATGCATATTCCGCATCGATTTCGGCTTCGGTTACGATTGCAATTTTATGATCGTCACGATATGCAAGATCGATACCATAAACAAGCTCGCGCATCGGAATACCACCACCTGCATAAAAGAACATTTTCGAATCTGTACGTCGTTTTTTCAACGCAGCTAGACGACCGTTTGGCGTTACGTACGGAAAAGTAACGATGTTATTCGCCTCGTCATATCCGTTATTGTAGTATCGCTGCGTCTCGTATGAGATCCCGCGACCTAGTAGATACTCACTTGTGATCGCTAAATTATCTAGTAGTTTCATATCTAGTCCTCGCTCCTTCGTTTTCATTTTTAAACGTGACAGGTCGATCTCTAGTTTCGATTCACCGTCCCATTCTGACGCATATTCAGATAATAGATACTCGATGATCTCTTCTTCGCTGCAATTCTCTAGAAATGCGAGTAGCTGCGTAAAATGTCCCTTTTGAAATTCGCCGCCACCACTATCGCCCCATGACCCCGCAAATGCCGTCGCAGTATCTTCGAAGTAAACGTAAAATGACGGTGACGAATCCGCACGGAAAGGAGAACAAGCGATCAGCCTGTCCGCCCTCCACTTCGGACGATCCCACGAATATTTTTGTATTTCCTTTTCTACATCTACGTCGATCTCTCTTCCGTGTACTTTAATGATCGCCATATGTGCGCCCCCTAATTCAGATCGATATTAAACGTCTCTTGTATCGTACCTTCGGGTACATAGATATGTTTCGCAGTATTGAAGAATGGCGCGACTAGTACATTCGCCCACGTCGATTTATATACGACTTCGGTTTTTTCGATACGTGGTTTTGATCCGTCTTTGATGTATCGTAATTCATCTACGTAATCCGCTCGCTCCATATCGATTCCATAACCTTCGCCCTTTTTATACGCATACTTGTATGTTAATTCGCCGTTTACGTATCCCGAACCTAAGAACATTCGACCTTTCGTTTGTTGTCCGTCACCTAATGCGACTAATTCCGTTACATCGCGTTTTGTTACCATTTCGACATTTTTATCGATAGTGAAGAATAGACCGAAGAATATTACGAGCGCAGTACCGACGATCCCCAACATAACTAGAAATCCTTTTATACCGTTGTCGCATAATTCGTCGATTATAAATCCTACGATAATTCCTATTAATATCGATACACCTAACATAATCATATTATCGCCCCCCTACCAATCATCTTTTAACGCTTCGGCTGCGACTGTTCCTGTAGGCATTTGCGAAATAATACCGTACCCTGCAAGGTAAATTATATTCACGCATACGCCCTCACCGCCGTTACGTCCCTTACCTAGTTTGATAACTCCTTCGCCGTCTAACGTGTCGATTCCGAACGTGTTCGTCGCATCTTCGAGAACTTGCTTCGTCTTCTTAATCTCGTCACGCATTGGCGGTCGTAAGATCCGCTCGTCGTTCTCTTTGTCATTCTCGTCTTTTGTTTCTTCTGCTTGCGTAATTACCATGAGAACAACCTTCGTGCGACCTGCGAGCGCCCGCAGTTTCATCGATAGAGCTGCGAAGTTCCCGCCGTTAACGCCTGATTCGTTCTTCGGTGTGTGCATGTAGTAAAAAGGATCGACTAGTACAACGTCCGCATTACTGTTAATGATGTCTTTTTCTAGTGCCTTATAACTACGGTCTGTGAAATTTTCGCAGTCTACGCCGCGAATAACGATATTCCCTTTAATGTGATCGTTGATATTCTTTAAGAAGTTTTCGAAGTGCGTCATGTGCTCGTCGCTGATCGTACCCATTAACAGATCCTTTGTATTAAATCCTGCGCCGTACTCAACGCCCTTGATCTTTGTTTTGAATAGCTTTTTCGTAGCAGCTACGATCGAGTAGATACGTACAAGTACCTCGTATTTCGACATTTCCAACGCCCATATTAAAACGTTAGCGCCTTCCATTCCCATATGTACGCATTCTGCTAGAGTCGTCGCCGACTTCCCTCGACCTGATCGCCCATAGAACGTATACATATTTCCTGTAAAGTAGCCGCCGATCGCTTCGTTTATATCTTCGAACTTTGATAGCCATACTTTAAACGATTCACCTTGCTGCCTTCGTTTCAGTTCGTATAAGAAATCTTCGGTATCGACTTTTGCGTCCATACCAATTTTCCCGCCGATCGAGTTAACGTCTAGTACATTCTTAACCTGATCGTATAGCCATTGTCCGTACTCGATCCCCTCACTATCGGGCATTTCGGTAAACTTCTTCGATGCTGCTCCTTGTAAGAGTTGTAGATACATATACTTTGCGTTCGTACCCTTTAGATCGTTTACTAGATATTCGTAAGTATCGCCTACGTTCGGCTCGTAATTAAAGTCTAGTACTTCCTCGACTACCGTATTGAATGGCGGCGCTTGATTTCGATTCTTTTCCGCATAACCTTTAATGAATCGTAGTACGTCGCGCTCTTCTTTCGTTCTAAAATGATCTGAACGTAAATTAAAGCGTATGATCGCTTGCGGATCGTTATTTTGAATGATCTTCGATAGTAGCTTCTCGCCCGTTCTCGACATCTGCCGACGCCCCCTTTAATTCCTTGTATCGTTTTGCTAGTTTACGAAATTCAGATAATACATATTGTGCATTCTGCTTTGATAGCCTTCGACTTCCTGCGCTGCCGTACGCCCAGTCGTAAAGTGACTCGATTTCTTCTAGCGTTTCTTTTTCGAAGTTCTTCATTTGCGTTTACCTCTCTTACTTGTTCCCGTGAACGTTAATTCTCGCGTCATATCACGAATGCGATCAGGTAGTCGCGGATCTTTGTACAACGCCGCTAACTCTTTTAGCGGTACGTTACTTGTGTAGACCGTCGGTAACTCTTCGACATTGCGGTGATTGATTAACGCATGTAAGTCCATTCGGAATGGCTCTGTTATGTCTTCTCTGACTCCTATATCGTCCATTACAAGGAACGGAACTTCTCTCGCGATCTTTGCCCTTCGGTAATATTCCGCGGCTGCTTCCTCAGCAATATGTCGCGGCACATTCGGCCTATTGAATTGCGTATAGAGCATGTGCCACTCGTTCGCATCGAAGAAATACGCAGGCTGCTGCAATGGACGCAAACCCCGTTTTAGTGATCCGACGTAGTGACGTAGAATGAATTCGTTTATAAGGGCGCAGGCGGTCGTTGTCTTGCCGTTTCCTGTGTTAGGTGAATAAAGGTATAGCCCCATAATTTGTTCACCTGAGAATTGACGAGAGAACGTTTTAACGTAACGATCTAGTGCGTTATATATCTTCAGCTCGCTTTCGCGTACTTTCGTGTCTACGATCAGCTCGTTTCGATATTGCTTCGGTACATTTGCAGCGTGTACACGCCCGCCGTTTCCGCTATATCCATGTATCGCAATTACATGCGGCAGGATCTCCGCTTGTGTTAGTCCGTCATGTAGTGCGTTTCTTAGAATTCCCTTTTCCATACTATCGCCTCCTTAGAACGTCAGATCGTCGAGATTATCCTCTGACGCGATTTCTAGCTCTTTAATACATTTTATACTATCGAGCACTTTCGGCATCACCTGAGCAAGCATATATGTTCTCATGAACATAAATGAGCAGACTTTATACTTCGGTGACGACTTATACTCTTTTAGGCACTCTTCAATAAACATTTTTGTTTCGAGTTTGCCGTGCTTTTCATACATTTGTTTAATCATCGCGTTATCCAATTTCACGCCACGACTAACAAAATAGTCAATCCCTCGTACCTCTCGATGTTTGTCGCATAGGAAATTGAAAAACGTAACTGCGTTCCAATCGTCTATGTCTCGCTCTTTCCAATTCTTCGCAGGCGGTAATTTTTTACGTGCCATGCTATCAGCTCCCTTCGAGTACATAAACGCAAGTACGACGATCTTTTAGGTCATATCAATACTGCGTATATTTCTTTTAATTACGCATACATATATTTATATATAACTATTATTTAATACTAGTTCTAGTTAGTGTGACGCTGAGCCATGTTACGTAGACGTCACACGGGGATCGTGTGTCATTCGGTAAATATGCGAAAAGCCTTCGAAGGATCTACCGTGTATACGATATTCGTAAATTGATTATCATTTGTACGTACCCATTCCGCAGTTACAAGCGGCTCGCCTTTCCAACGGAAATCTAATAATCGTTTCATACGACGACTCACCGTCTCCCTACGAATCCCTAAATTTCGCGCTAGTTGATCCTGCGACGGATAGCATTTGCCGTTACGATCCATGTACGTTGCAAGCACGCAGTACGTATGCCACAATTCAGCGCCCATTGCTGCCATTAAGCCGTTACGGGCATTCACGAAAAATTTGACGAATACTTCGCCGTTTTGCATTTCATCGTTGCGCAATCTTATCGCCTCCTAAAAACTCGACTACGAACATAAACGCCGTAAACACAAAAAAGACGAGATCTTTTAGATCCCGCCTGCATAGCGATACTCTACTTTTATATGTTTACATCCTTGTCGATAGTTTTTAATGAAGTCTTTCGCCTTTTCCTGCATTTCGCCCAACGTTCCGATACTTACATAACGGTAGTCGATCCATAATTGATAGTGCATTATTCAACACCTCGATAGCAGCGCTCTAATATTTCGTGATCGCGTTTAAACTTCCTATAATAGTAAACAACCCCGCCGACAATACTGCCGCTACAAAGGCGACTATTGTTGTTTTAATCATGACGCCACGACCTTTACGTGTAGATTTTCTTCGAGCATTTTGTAAAACGTCTTTTCGTCTACCTATATGTACTTGTAACCCTTATCGATCATAACTTCGACGCGTATTTCATTCTCGAAACCCGTCCCCGTGACATTGACGTAACCGCCGAATAAATCATTTTTAACCATTGTTGTAAATCTCCTCCTTTTTTCGATACCTTTACGTACATAAATGCTTGTCGTATTATGTTTCGACCAACAAAAAAGACGACACCTTCGAGGTATCGTCTTTTTGTCATTTTTATATTAAATTAGAGATCGAATTCTTTAATTGCGTCATTAGCTTTCGGCGCTTCTCGTGGTGCTTGTTCGCTAGATTGCGCGAATAGTCCTGTTTGCATATTTGCAATCATCTTTTCAATTGCCGCCTGTTTTGCGTTCTCTATCCTAACGTAAATCTTCATTGCTTCTATTATATGGTACTGCGTTGGCTTGCCTTCGAGAAAATCATTAATCATCTTTTCGTCGGGTTTTGACGAGTCCGCCTTGAAAGAATGCTGCTTGATAGCCATTAGTAAACCCCCTTAGTTAAACCGTTGCTTTCACGTCTTGAACCATCGCATATTTAGCGTAGCCTTTAGCGTTTGCCGTTTGTGCGCCTTGTTCTGCTTTCGTGTTAACGCCTGTTAAGTACGGTTTAATGTATTCGTGTAATGCTAGTAAGCTACCACCCGTGAATAGTACTACGTCGTAATCTTTTAATACATATCCTAAATTATCCACACGCTGCATTACGGTACGTGCCGTATATTCTAGCGCTTGTTCCATAATATCTTTAATATCGTACTCTTTGCCGCCCGTCTCAATTATTACTTTCGATAAGACTTCCTTGTCGGTGAATTCGTCTTTAATGTATTCACGTTTAGCACTTCGTAACAGGCTATCCATATGCAAGAATGATACGATACCTCTAGCGCCTTGTTTCGTAAGCTCGTCTTTAATGATGCGGTTTGCTTCCATCATTCCGACTTGTACGCCGTCGTAACGTATTGTGCGTAATCCTTTCGCCTCGCATACGTCAGTAGTACCGAACCCGATATCGATTACTAGTTTGCGCGCATCTTTTTCCCATTCCATACCTTTACGGATCTTTAGGTTGTAATCATAAATGCGATTCACTACCGATCCGATCGGCTGCATAGGCGTATAAACGCGAACTACTTCGAATGTCTTTTCTATGTCATTGATCTTAACCGTATGTTTTCCGATCAAATTACGTTTTACCTTTTCGTGATTCTCTTCGTTTTTATAATCTTCGCTAGGAAGTCCCGTACCGATAACAACTTCGCTTCCGTCTTTAACTAGTTGCGCTACTGCTAGGATCGTTTCTGTACGATATCCCGCGCTAGAATAACGATCATCATTTCTTGCGCTACTGCTTGCGCTCTCTTCTTCACCGATAACGTATTGTACGCCTTCGTATGTATAAACCGTTAACCCTGTTGTATCTTCGAATGATTCCACTCTTCGCGATGTGTTCAAATAGCATAAATCTTCGTTTACTGATGCAACTTTTACGAACGAATTCGCAGCCTCTACGCCGATATAATCTACCGTCATATGTATAACCCCCACCAAATTAATATATTTAACTATCGATAACTACATTATACTACACTTGATATTGTATCGCAATATAGTCAGTGGTAGTATTTTGTATAATTTCCGTAGATCAACTACATAATATCAAAAAAGTGTAGCGGAATGTATAGATTTATATTCAATACGGTAGATCGTCGTTATTGAAATCGTTTGGAACTATATGTACGTTACCATAAACGGTAGGCATTACGAAGGTAGGTCGCTCAATCTTTGTGTTTTTTAATATATTTGCAATTTCGTTGTTAAATAGATCTAGTTCTTCGTTAGGATCAACGGTAGGCGCTTCGATCATAGTTAAGCGATCCTTAAACATTTCTAACGCAGTAGTATAAATATAGCCGCCTAGTGTCGTATGTATATCGCCGTTACGATGCCTAATTACACAATCTCTTATGCGGTTTCCTAATTCCGTAGCAAATAAGCAGTCTTGTATACAAAGCTCTTGTAGTGTCCATTCTGTCTTTTGAGATAGTTCGCTATTTTTGAATGCTAGAATAATATCTTTTGTTAGTTTATTGCCTAGATCATTTTCTAAACCTGCGTATGCAGTTCGTAAACATTGTGGTGTATCTGCAAATAGTTCGACTTCCCTTACTTTTTGATCTTTAACTAGATTAGTATTGTTATTCTTTTCGAAGTCTTTTAATGTTTTATTGTTTAAGGTTTTAACTGGGGTTTTAGAAAGAGTTTCACTTTCGATTTTCGGCTGCTCGTCCTTACTCTCGCAAGGGATTTCGTCACATGGTCGCTCTGCAACTGATCCTGCAACTGATCCTGCAATAGCGTTTGAAAGTACATATACATTTGCGCCTAGTCCGCCTGATTTCTTTCGGCGAGTCTCGACTTTGTACAAGATTCCTAGATCTTCTAGTTTCTTAGTTGCGTAGTTAATTGTACGGATTGATTTGCCGACTGCACCTGCGATAGTTTTTACGAGTAGTTTCGCTACGCCTACGACCTTAACCGCATGTTGTGCGATGAAGTCTAGAACTTCCATTTGCGTATAACTTAACTCTTCAGCGTGGTAACTTTTAGCAATTGCGATCGTCTCGTCCATTGCTTCGATAGAATCGAATTGCGATAAATTAGAGTATTCGCTCATGTAGTGTTTGTTTGTAGTTGCGTTTGTCATAATAAATATTCTCCTTATATAACAACGCCTCTTTACCTACGGGGATATATGTAGTATAATCGTGGTAGGTTTCGTTCTGCCGCGCCAACGGCTTTACGAATTATATAGAGTACGTTGTTACTCTTTATATTTTTAATTTGATATTTAGGCTTTACCTTTACCGCTAGCGACTGCAATCGTTGGCGGTTTTTTCTTTGCCTAAAACTAGAATACACCGATATCGCCGTATTGTCAATGAAAAAGTTGCACCGTCGGGAATCTCGTCGAAATATTGCCCTGCTGCGTAGTTTTTGCCATGCAACGACCCTGCAACTTAGGACTACAACCGACGCGTTTTTCGCAATAAAAAAGAACGATCGCCGCTGATCGTCCTACATCGTTGCTACTATTGCTTTCGAGAATAACACAAGTACGTAATACATAAAACCTAGACATACCGCTATTTTTAGTGATCTTCTGAACATTTCAATTGTGGAATTTTTCATTTCTCTTTCCTTCTTTCTTTTATAATTTCATAGACTACGTTTCCGACTATTAATATCGAGAATGTTCCTATTAATATATCGACAATCATCGAATACCTTCTTTCGTCGTTTTTTGCTACATTCATATTTGTTAATTTAATGTCAAAGCGATATCGCAAAATTTTCAAAGGTTATTTTACTCAAGTTGCGTAATAATTTCACGTACCACATTCAAAATCCTTTTAAAGACAAAACGAAACGCCCTAGAACTTCGTCAGTAGGGCGCAACGTTGTCGCAGTTTTTGGAGATAGATGTTTTATGAAGAATAAGAATAAGAATAAGCCGCGCAGCAGTTCGCCACAAACTACCACGCAATAAGGATCGCCACAACCCTTACATGTACATAAACGCCTAGCCTAGCCCGCGTTCGGTTAAATCTTGATCGATTTTCGTAATTTGTGCGTGCTGCCAACGCTCACTCGCGCCTAAGAACGTTACGGCCTCGCTAGGTTTATCGCCGTAACCGCTACCGATCGACGCGTTATTAATGATGCCTAGACCGATCAGGACAGTCGTTAACCAATCCGCCAACGTTACGATACTGTCTGCGACTTCCTGCGTTGGAATATAGCCGTATGCCAGTCCTTGCTTAACTAGGAACGCTACTAACGCTAGCAACGTCCCTTTGTTAAGTAGGCGAGCTTTTAGCTTTCGGAAGTATAGCTTATTACCGATTTTCTTTAACATATGATCGCCTCTTTCGTTTATTAGTCACGTACGAAACGTGTATATGACGGATCTAATTTGACCCATTCGTCTGTACCGACGCAAGCCCAGTCGCCTACGATTCCCCATACTTTGAATGAGCCGCTATTGATGTGCTTAACGACCTCGTAGTTAGTGCCCGCGCCTTTACGAACACGTACGTTAGTACCTGTAACGTATACAACGCCTGTTACTGCTTGCGGTTGTTGTCCGTATAGTTTTAACGTTGTGTACGATGGATCAGCGTACACCCATTCGCCATTACCTACGCAAACCCAACCATTTTCCATAGCCCATAGGATATAAACGTTCTTTGGAATGTATCGTTTGAATGGATAGTTTGTGCCCGCACCTGTACGGATTCGAACGCCTTCGCCATTGATCGTAATTGTTCCGATACCTTGCTGCGAAGATCCACCGCCGCTCGTTGGTGGTGGCGTTGGTTGCGATGTGCTGCCGCCAGTGTTCCCACTGTCTTTGTAGCTCTTACCTAAGAACGTACAAATTGCTTTTGCGTATCCTTGCGCTAACTTTCGTAGCACTTCGTTTTTATGGATATGTGCCATGTCTGACGCGTTGCTGATGAATCCGTTCTCTGTTAAAACTGCGGGCATATTAGTTTCGCGAACTACTGCAAGATTTGCCGTTTTCTTACCACGATCTCGGAAACCTAAAGGCGCTAGTACTTTCATCGCTTCCGCATGAAGTAAGTCTTGTAGCTGATTCGTACGGGCGTTATTACGGTTGTATACGAATGACTCGTACCCTAATGCGCTAGGATTGTCCGAAGAATTGAGGTGATTCGAAATGAATACCTTTGCGCCTCGATCGTTTGCCATTTTAGCTCGGCCAGACAACGTTACGAATACGTCCGTCGTACGAGTCATATACGTACTAACACCGCTCGCTTGAAGTTCTTCGTTTAGCATGTGCGATAGTGTTAGCGCTCGCTCTTTCTCTAGCAATCCGTTTCCTACTGCGCCGCTATCGTGCGCTCCGTGTCCTGCGTCGATTACTACATCTACGTTTGTCATTTAAATTCCCCCTATTTGATTTTTATAGAACGAGTGAGCGGCCCTACATGTACATAAACGCGGCTCGTCCCGTATTTAGATCGGAAATGCGAGTTTTATTCCGACTAGGCCGCCTAGTACCGTTAAGATCGCAATGATAATCACTACGAACCATTTGACTAACTGCATTTGATTCGACATAAAAACATCTTGCTTCTTATCGAAGTTATCGATCTTCTCGCCTTGCTTAACACTAGACTTCGTTAATTCGATCAGGAGGGCGTTTATTTCGTCCATACGCCTTTCTAGTACGGCGATCTTTCTATGCGCTTCCTCCGCCTCTTGCTTCGTGTAATACGTAACCTCTCGCAGCTTTGCGATCGCTCGCTCTAATTGCTGCTGCTTGAAGATAACGTCGGCTAGCGTCATTTCCCTTGCTTCTGCCGTCATACTCACGCACTCCCTTTCGCAGATTGCTAAATTATCCAAAAAGAAAAAGAGCGGTAATTTACCGCCCTATCTCTCGTTAAATTTCGGGTGTTTGTGGTGCGTCGATTACTTCCGTCATAGGTTGCGAAGGCTCTTTCGCGGCGTTAGCTGCGGATCGTTCCGCCTCTAGCTTCTGTACTCGTACCTCTAAATTTAATTTATCGTTAGCTAGTACTCGCACCTGCTCGGACAAGATCGCTTTATCCGTCGTTAAACTTGCGATCTGTAATGCTAGATCGTTTCTGATATTATCGTGATTTACGTCGATGTGTACTTGTGACATTACGCATTACCTCCCATAATTTTACGTAGTTCTAGAAACTCGTCGTTCGATAGTCTCCAATTTAGATGTGTAGCAATTCCGAATGAGTCGCGTTCCCTTGCGCCTCGAAGATCTAATCGGTACTTATCGCTAAATGCTTCTAATGCTGCGATACGCTCTTTTTCTCGCTTTTCTAGAGATGGTACTAGTTCCTCGTATAAATCCGTGTAATCACCGTGAATCATAGCGATAGGCGTACGATTTCTAAGTCGAAGAAACCAATATAACTCGTCGTACGGCAATGGCTCACCGTATAGCCGCTCGATTTCGTCTAGCTCTCGTAATTGCTCATAGACAACGTAATATCGTAGTCTTGCAGGCTCACCCTTAATAATGCGCTCGATTTCTTCGGGCGTTGGATCTACCCATATACGACCTGTTAATTTTGTGTAGCATTCACGACATACGCGAATTCCCGACCAGTTGATCGTGCTGATCGTTTTAAAACACGATTGGCAGAAGTCTCGGCGCTGCTTTTTTGGTCGTAGTGTGATCGTTCCCGATGGATCTCCTTCGATGCTCATTTCCATGTCAGGCAATACGCCCGTTCTTCGTACGATCTCGTGAGGCAACTTAATAAGGCCGTCTTCTTGTATTGTTGTTTGTTGTGTCATATGCGTACCTCCATGATTGTATTTAAGGCGAATCTAGCGCCTCACGAACATAAACGCTAGACCGCCCTCTATTTTGGTTATAGTCTTACTGCGACTTTCCACGAACCGCCGATATATACGTAGATTGCGTTACCCGCCTGATCGTGCCAACCGACCCATATCATGCGATCAACCCCCGCAGGACGTGAATCAATACAACGATATCCCATAGCCTCTACGTGGCTTTGACGAACTTCGATTGGGTTATTTCCCCATATACGAAGACGTTCAGACATTTCAAGACCTACGCCGTTTGCGTTTCGACCTGCGATACTTAATCCGCCGCCCTCTACTCGCGTATTACCTTGCATCATAAGATTTCGAAGGTGCATACGAACGGGTGATAAGTGTCCATTTGACATCACCCATAGACTATCTTCTGAATCGTAAGGTACGGCCTTATCTCCTTGAACCGCCTGTACGCCGTCGATTAACGCATGTTCACCGCCATTTACACGGAAACGTAGGCGAATCCTGTTCGTTCTCTCGTGATTTAGTGTTGATGGCGTGGTTACGGTGAATCCATAACGTACGAACTCTCCCGCAGGCGTCGAAGGTATGGCGAAGTTTTTAACTTCCGACCCTATGACACTACCATTCTTGACATACTCGACTTGTACTTGTGGCGCACCTGCTCCGATGTAAAACGGCTTACTCGCGTGGAATGATATCGTATACTTTGTGTTAGCCTTCGCATCGATGTCTTGATATACGTAAGCGCTCGAATTAACTAGGACGGCCTTTCGTCCGAATGCGCTTGATCCTTCGGGTACATCCGTGTTGTATCCGTCGATCATACGAGGTGAACCGACTCTAGCCCATCTACCGTAACGATCATTCTCGGTAATGAATTCCCAGTTAATGAATCTATAACATTGATTCCATATATCGCCGTCCGCCGATAACATTTCGAATGAGTGGTCGACGATCAGGTTGGTTTGCGATTGTAGAGAATGTGTAAACCCTGTCTTCGCGTCTTTCACTAGGAAGTCGGCTTGTGTTACTTGTACACCATCCTTACCGATCGTTACACGTCCGTTACTGATCGTTACGTTATCGGCGTTTATCGTACCTGACGCAATGTTCTGCGCCTTTAAGTTAATGATATTCGTATTGTTAGCATTGATCGTTCCGCCCGTAATACGATCCGCCGACATCGTTCCCGAAGTGATAACGGCTGCGCTTAGGTTTCGTACTTGTACCTTATTCGCATCGAGAATACCTGACGTGATTTTATCCGCCGTAATCCCTGCTGCTGCGATCTTGTCCGTTGTGATCGATCCTGCTGCGATATTGTTTGCGTTGACTGCGTTTGCTGCGATCTTATCCGCAGTAATAGCATTCGCCGCCACCTTTTCGGCAGTTACCGCATTTGCTGCGATTTTACTTGTGTGTACCGATCCGTTTACGAGTAGTTTCGAATCTGTCATTTTTCGAATTACAACGTCAGTGAATACCCAATCGCCATGATTTTCGAATGCATTGATTTGCGCCCATACTTTGACGAACTTTGTATTTGCAGGTGTCATAAACTCGCCCGTAGTGCGTGACCAACCTCCCGCATTTCTACGTACGGCAGGGTATCCAATTGGCTTCTTATCTTTGTCATAGCAGATCATACCAATAGCGAATTGATTACTTCCGCTAATATGTGCCGATTGGAATTCGACATAAAATAACTCGTCCTGCTCCGCCGTATATAGGTCACCGCATGTAGCGTCTCTTCGTCCAGTCATTCTGCCAACGTGTCCCGTAGGCGATCCCGCAGGTACGCCCGCTGCGTTATGTGCCTGTACGTTGATTCCGTCCCATTCCGCATTTGATCCGCTTTCGAATTTAGGATTAACGCAGTAATTCGTAAAATCCCCTACCGTTAATTTATACGTACTAATTGACTTTGATCCAATATGATCCGCATTTAAGATACCTGACGTAATGTTTGCCGCATTCATATTCGTAACGGTGATCTTCGAAGCATCGATCGTACCGCTCGTGATATTACCTGCATTTAAGTTGATAATATTCGTATTCGCTGCGTTGATCGTACCGCCATTAATTCGATCAGCAGTCATAGTACCCGACGTAATGTTATTAGCATTAAGATTATCTACATTTACTTTCGTAGCATCGATGCGACCTGTTATGATTGCGTCCCCCGTAACGATCGTTCCTGCCTGTACCGAATGTACTTCGAAGTTAGCCACATTAACGCTTGTCTGCCCTTCTTGTGGTGCACGTACAGTTAGTCGAACATATCGAACTTGTCCGTTACCTACTACGCCATGACTTACGATCGGGTTTGTGTTGTTTGTAACATCTGCCCACGTCGTCCAGTTCGTGCCGTCTAGCGAAGTTTCTAACTTATAACTACGTGCTGCATAACGTGCATCATTCGAATAATACGAAGTCCACTGAATGCGTACACACTCGCCGATAACAGTCCCGAAATCTAGAGACATAGTGCACGGGAATTTATCCGCCCTACTACTTCCCGCTCCGTTGTATCTCGAAGTCATTCCGCCGTTTACACTAAATCCATTCCCACCCGAATAAGTAACGGGACGATTTTCGGCTACGTCTCTAGCACGACCGCCGAACTCTAGTAATTCCGCTTTAATAGATCCCGCCTTTAATCGAGCTGCATCGAGTGTACCTGCGGTAATGTTCCCCGCATCGATATCGACGATCTTCGCATTCTTACCGCTGATCGTAACACCATGTAGTCTTTGTGCTGCGAGTGTACCTTGCGTAATATTCCCCGCATCTTTAGCGAAGTTTTCTACTTCGTTCTTAACTGCATTCGCTCTATCCGTAGCGGCTTTTTGTGCTGCATCGGCTTTTAGTTTTGCGTCTGCTGCCGCATTTCTTTCGACTTCCTTTTTTGCTTCTAAGATGCGGCGATCAGCTTCGCTTAGTGCGCCCTCTTTAGCTGCATTCGCCTTATCCTGCGAATCCTTTTTAAGCGCCTCTTCGACTAGCTTCGTAACACTATCAGTATGCGCATTTGCATCCTTTTGCGCCTGCTGCGCTAGTCTTTCGGATTCTGTTTTTAGAGCCTTGTCCATTTCTTCGGCTTGCTTGATCGCTGCGTCTTGTGCCTTCTTTGCCTCGTCCTGCGCCTTCTTCAATGTTTCCGCAGGTGTTTCCGCTCCGATATCCTTCGGCGATGTTGGCGAAGCTGCTTCCCATTTCTTTGTTTTTTCGTTATACTTGCGGATCTTGTTTGGTGTACTTGACATATCGAACCATATCTGCGTGAGATCTTCGGGCGGTGTTTCACCGTAATGCCACTCTTTTTCCGCATAACCTTCCGCGAATAGTTTCGCATTCAGTTCGGCGTCTTTCGCCTTTTGATCCGCATGTTTCTTGACTTCGGCTTCGACTTCTTCCGTTAGTCCTTCGACATATGACTTCATTTCGATCTTAATCTCTTCGTCCATTTCTTCGGCTACTTCGATCGCCTTTTCTTCGGCCTTCTTCGCTTTGATCGCCGCGTCTTCCGCTGCTTCTGCGATTGCAGTCTCTTCGGCTTTGTTCGCCTTGTCCTGCGCACCTTTTGGCGTTTCTGCTCCGATTTCTTCGGGCGTAGTTACCGACGCATTAACCCATAGTTTTTTCTCAGCGTCCCAACGTTTCATAACGTTTGGTTGCTTCGAAGTATCTAGCCATAGCATATCGGGTGTTCTCTTGCTAGGTAGTGGCTCAGTGGCGCTCTTATAAACGAATTCGCCGCCTTGCTCCCACTTCGTCATATTTTGATTAATCGTTTCTTGAATCGCTTCGATTTGTCTATTCTTATCGATCACTAGCGGTACGAATTCGCCCAGTAATACGTAGTCTTTCGTAGGATTCGTATATGATCGGTAGATTGCGATAACGCGCGCATTAACTGCGAGAGCAGGCTCGAACATTGTATCTTTTACTAAGATCGTATCGCCTAGACGTACCTTTTCGTGCTCATAGCCCGTTAACGATTCCAGTAATAAGACGCTAGCTTCGTATGTTGCTCGCGGCTGCTTAACGCGCTTTAGCTCTTCGACTGCCTTTTTCATTAGCTCGTACTCGTTGTCTACGCTGCTTAAATCTAATCGTTTGAATAGGTGCTTTCCGTTCTTTCCGTATAGCTGCATTGCGTGCTCGTCGCCTACCCACTTTTGCCCTTTAGGTGATACATAGCCGTCGTGGATATTCTCGAATGCTTCGATCGTCAGGCGCTTCCCTGTCTCGTCAGCTTTACCGATCGGAATAACCGCCGTTGCGATATCGGATCGATCTACTTCTCGCGTTACGCCTGTTAGATCCTTTCCGTACGTGAATCGCTTCCCAGTAACGTTACCGCGTCGCTTAACTAGATGTACGAAACGATCTCGCACTTTCATACCCATAAATGAAACGGTGAATTCCATTTCTAAACCGTACTGATCGCGAATCTGATGTAACGCAGCTAATGCCGTAGGATATTCGCGAAGGTTAACGTTTTGTAATCCCGCATAATCTACGATTCCTAATTGCCAACCGCTGCCCGCTAGGATTTTTGTAGCTGCATCCTTAACGCTAACTGCGACTAACTCTTCACCGTCTACGACGTGATTATATAAGTCATCAACCGCCGCATTTTCTGCGAATACTCGACGTACATACTTATTGTCTTTTCGTTCTTCTACTGTACGAATAATCGTAAATAGCATTAACTTACGATCTTTGTTTCGTACGATAACGTTGTTCCCTGCGATTAAATGCTGCGTATCGGGATCGCTCGCTAGCGTACTAAATTCATACGTTAGTAGTCCGTCTAACTGCTCGAAGTGCCCGTCATCGAAAAACTTAGGTGTTTTCGGTAGGTGATTCGCAAGTATCGTTTTTTGACGACCGTACGAGTCTGTTACGATAATCATATTATTTATACCGTTTTCCATTATGCTCCGCCTCTCTGTAGGGGTTTCCTACACGTACATAAACGCGAGCATATATAGGTTTATTCTAAAAATATTCCTATAATATCTAAGGATGCTCCCATAATATCTAAGAATACTCCTATAACATCTATCATCCTTAATACTGCTGCTATTTTTAGTAGTTTCTTCGATTCTGTATGCAACTTACTGCCGCTTTGTTGTCTAAGGGTTTAAGTTCAGTATGTGAAATTTTTATAGTGTGGTTTTTAGTATATGCGGAGATTTTGGGTAACTCCGTCACGCTCTACGAGATTAATTGAGATACGACATAATTAGACCTCTCAGATTCGCCTGTATGACGTTCTGATTATCAACCTAATGCGATAGGCCTTTAATGTGTTAAACACCGTTAAAATAGCGTTAGAGGACGTATAAGACGTTTGTAGATAATGAGATATGTGTGCGAATGGTAGGCGATAAGTTCGAATGATAGTCGCAACAATACAATTTAGGGCTTCGTATAAGTCTTCGCATAGTTTGCGGTGGAGGTATCAACGCACCAATTTACCTATAAACTGCGCATGAGTTGGCGGTAAGCTGCATTTCGCATATAAAGTACATTGCGTTTCTTATACGCAGCCTGCTGCAGGTCAACTAGATTTACAAGAACTATAACTAAAAAAATATAACTACGTTCTTTTTTATTCTTCTATTACGCATTAATCCCCGTCCTCTTCAATCCATTTCATTGCTGCGTGATTTCTAAAAGAAGAAAAAACCCTTTTCTTCTCTTTTCTTTTAATAGATCTAATTCTTTTCTAGTTAACTGTCAACTTTAGACAGTAGGCACTAACTACTATTGATTTTAGCACTCACTGTTTCTGTATCGTAGGCACTAACTGTTTTCGATATTAATGTTAGACACTAACTATTATCGATTTAACACTAACTGTTTTACTCTTACAAGCGCACATGATAGCTGATATATCATCTGTCCTATGGCTGATTAATCAGCGGTCTTATAGCTGATGTATCATACGGTATAAAGAATTAGGCTTATAAAGATTTATTTTTATAAAGATAATATATCCGACACGAATTCAAAGGTCGAATTCTATCGGGGATTTTACGCATAAGACAATTACATAAATATATAGGTTCGACTGATTGCGTTAATAGATTTGTATTTAATAACGAAAGATAATAAACGATAACCCTGCGTTAATTTTCGATAGAAAGGACGATACCCCTTAGACGCCTCAGATTCGTTTGTATGACGTTTTATGCGCTAGAAGTACGATAAAACTCAAGGTATAGATAATGCCGTTAATTTAGCAATCTGCGTAATTGTAGGCGATAAGATTCCGTATGAGTTTCGTAAGACTTCGCAAAACTCCGTATAGGCTGCTGCGTGTAAACCCTTCGAGTTAAAAATGGTACGCGCTTTTTGAATACCGTTGTTGCGGGGTGGTCGCCCGTGGGCTTGGGGGGTTTCGAAAATTTTCGATTTGGGATTCGGCTTGGTGAATATCAAATTCATTTCGATGCATAACGAATGTGACAGAATGATATTTTGTTACTTTCGACTTTCTCTTCGAAACGTTGATTTAAAAGCATTCGAAAGACTTTCGCAATCAATTTAATTCGATAAAAGTTTTATGCACGAAACAAAACGTTGCTTTAATCACATTCTTCTTTTGCGTTTGATTTCAAATGAATGAATAAAAGAATGAATAAAGTTTTTGTATTCTCTTTTAATCATTTAAGTTTCAAAGATTCTTTCTCTTCAATTCTTTTCAACTAACAAACAAAACACAAACGAAGAAGAAGATAGCATATAGCTATTCAGTGCCCCACTCTCTCACACGCATTAGATAGTTACGGTTTGGTGTGGTGTGGTGGTATCAACCCCATATAGCATTGCGTGTAGTCTATTAGGTATAGAGTGCCTAGGACTCCGATAGATAGTTAATAAGAATACTAAATACAATATTATTATAAGAGCACATAGAAGACTGTGTATGACTACCCCATCACCCTACTGTATAACAGGCTATGTATATCAGGGTATTGTATATAGGTAGTTACCTATTGGTAATATAGTGCGGGCTATTGGTCAAACGATATGGAGGTTTGGTACGCATAAATATAGCCACTATATAGCCCCCTGTTTTATATATTAACGCCTCCGTGGGTTAACTACAATATACCCTATCTAGTTATCTAGAGGTCTATTAGAAAAGAAGTGGTCTAATTTTATGCTTTTTTAACCAAATTTGAAAAAAGATGAAATTTGTTGTTGACTCAAGCAAACTAAACTGATATGATAGAGATATCAAAGGGAGGTGATAATATGAATTGGGTAATCATTGCAGCAGTTATTACAGGTCTTAATCAACTTTCGGGATTAATTAAAAATATCTCGGACGTGTACTTCAAAATTAAAGAAGAAGTACAAAAGAGTCGCAACCGCCAAGACGACTCACAGTAAGCGATAGGAGAGGATTTCCTCTCCTGTTTTTTTATAATTTATAAAGTATTTATAGTAGGCAATCCCTTATAAGATACTGCGTTTTTATTTTGAAACTTTTAACCAAATTTTAAAAAAGATGAAATTTATTGTTGACTCAAGCAAACCAAACTGATATGATAGAGATATCAACAGGAGGTGATAACATGAACTGGCTAATCATTGCAGCAATTATAGCAAGCCTTAATCAATTATCAGGATTGATTAAAAACATCTTAGATATGTATTTCAAAGTTAGAGAAGAAATACAAAAGAGTCGCAACCGCCAAGATGACTCGGAGTAACACAAAGGAGAGGGAAACCTCTTCTTTTATTTTTTTATAAACCAAAACGCATTTATAGTGGGCAACCTCTTATGAAATATTGCGCTCTCGTTTCATGATTTTTAATAACATTTGAAAAAAAGATGAAATTAGTTGTTGACTCATGTCAATAAAAGTGATATGATAGAGATATCAAAGGGAGGTGATAATATGAACTGGTTAATCATTGCAGCAGTTATTACAAGTCTTCATCAACTATCTGGATTAGTTAAAAATATCTCAGATATATACTTCAAGATTAAAGAAGAAATGCAGAAGAATCGCAACCGCCAAGACGATTCAGAGTAAGCACAAGGGAGAGGGAAACCTCTCCTATTCTTTTTTATAGATTATAAGATTTCATATAAGATTTATCTAGAATATAATAACGCATATTTTTATTGATAACTTTAAGGTGTCAATAGAACGCAACCCCCCGAGTTTTGGAAGGCGTCCCCGCCCGACCTCTCTTGCTACTGAAACGAAACATTATGCGTAATAAGTCGCCACCATATCGAAGTCTGTACGCATCATATGCGGGTTTATACGAAGTTTCAATACTATTTATCCTATCGAAACACTATCGTCCTTATATCGCAGTGCTAGGCGTCTTATATAGCGAATTACAAACGCCTTGAGTTTACATATACGTAAATATGCGTAAACACTTTCATCGCACATTAAAACGTAACCATTACGATTACATCAACGTTTCTTATACGCCAAAAGGATAAACGAAAAGTTTACATCGTGTATAATTGTTCGTAAATATAACTTATTTAATATCCAATTATTAGGAGGTTTATGCGCACTATATAGCCCGATACATTGCGATACACTACCGCAAACTCTACAATAAATACCGTAAAATCTATCGTTAAATTTAATTGTTAGTGTGCGACATTTATTACGTGAAAGTCCGCCATGTACCCGCTATGCAGTCGCAGAACTCTCGTATACATCGTAATTACCTCTCTAGACTTCGTACTACTATATCCACGAGTAACTATTTCGAATTAACGACATTGGATATATATCGTAAATTGTTACCGTTATATCGTGTGTGCGCCGTATATACACGACTATTTAGTGTAAGACTGTATTGATTCATATAATGATTTATGTTATAATATAAGAACAAGGAGAGGGTTTCCTCCTCTTGTGCTTACTCTGAGTTGATATCTTGGCGGGTGCGACTCTTTTGTACTTCTTCTTTAACTTTGAAGTACACATCTGAGGTGTTTTTAATTAACCCTGATAGTTGATTAAGAGCACTGAGCACGGCTACAATGGTTAGCCAAATAAAGGTATCACATCCTTGTGGTATCTTTATTTTTTATCTACAGTTGACTTAAGTCAATTAAAAAGACAAAAAATAAAAGCGCTAAGAAGTTCATTCATTCCTAACGCTCCCAAAATTTATACCATTTTTTATCTCGACTAGCCGCAGCCGTTTCTAATAAAACTCGTTTTTCTTCTTGCATATCTCGTATAGCTTCCATCAATTGATAGTCCCGTTTCTCTAGCTTCTCGTCAATATAACGTTGTTGCTCGTCTAATTTTTTCGCCATACTCTTCAATAATTCATTCTGTTGCTGAATCATTTCTTTAAGCTCGTTATATCGCTCGTCATGTTGCGTATCTTCCGTTATAACATTCGTATCAACCCTCGATACATCTTTATCCTTAACCCACGTCATAATTGCGTTACAAGCCTGTTTTAATGTCATATCGGGGTGTGATTTAATCTCGATTAATTTTTTTAACGTTATAACATCGTTATCAAGGAATCCACGGTGTCCGTGCTCGTTCTTGTGAAAATGATACCCTTGTTCTTCGAGCATGATACAGTACTTACGCAAAGTAGACTCTTGGATTTTTAACATCGTCGCTACGTCTTTGCTTATATATATGGATTGAGAGCCATCTGTTTTATCTGACATAACGCATCACCTCGTACAATATTTTCGTTATAACGCTATTATATCCTTTTTAACGCAGATTTTTATCGTTTTTAAAAATATCGACACTTTTATATCCTTTCGAATTGGTTAAAAGAACAAAAATAAAAACGCTAGGTTGGTTAGTCCTAACGCTTTTTTCGTTCATTTTGTTTTATGTCGCCATAATGCGGTGGTGGTGTCGTCCGTTCCGCTCATTTCGGTCAGTTTGGTTAGTCCTGACGTCGCTTTCGAACGCACCGCATGTATTTCGTACTCTCTTCGTTTATAAGCCCGCTCGTTTCGTTAAAAGGGATATATTCGCATGTACAATATTGTCCGTTGTATGTAGTACTCGCCTTGTGGCAGTTGCTTTATAGTGTAATAAAATCTATTGCGCAATCACGCAAATATACAACGAATGCGTCGTCTATCTCGTTATTGTTATAGCTTTCGTTATACTCTTCAAATTTGTTGCGTATGTCGTGTTCCATATACTCGCGCTTTAGCGTGATAACTGTAACAATATCCTCTACATTTCCATACCCGTATAGGTCTATCGTAGTAGCAGCGAATTGACGACCTAACGCCTCCCATATGCGCCTAGATTCGAGTATGTCACCTCTAACCCCGCTCATTTTGTTGCGCCTCCTTTCAGTTATTAGCAGATTCCCGTACTCATAACATAATTTTGCGAGTACTGACTTTTTAGTCAGTACTGACATTTTATTACGTACTTAAATAATAAACTACTAATGAATCAAAGGCAAGTAGTTGTTTGTAAATTCTTAAAATGATTTCGGTAAACAAATGTTTGAGGGCATAAAAAAGACACCTATCATTATTGAGCTCACTAAGTCTTGATAGATGTCTCGTACTATTCGAATTAACAAGTTAATTATGATTTATTCAATTTTTATATTCCCTGTTTATTGTGTAACCTAGCGCCTCTATATCTTTTAGTGTCTTTGGTTTTAAAATAACATATAGATTAAGATGCCCACTTTCACGCAATGTTACGATTAGTCCTAATTTTTCCAAAACATGCAGGTGTCGGTATACTACCCTTTCAGACCTACCATACTTCTCCACTATTTCTTTTATAGGCGTGTAGACGCAACCAACTTCTTCGTCATAGTCGCGAAGTAGTACCATATATAAAAATGCGTACTCTGCACGCCACTCATCGATATGTACATAATTATATAAATTTATTGGCATTTCAATGCCATTTTCCAAAACTGTTGGCGTGTATATATCGAGACCGCTCTGTACCTCTTTAACCCGCTTTCTAACGTTAATCATTTCGTTAGCCGTTAATCTCACCGCTTACCCACCTCATTTCCATTGGCAACTCTACTTTTAACAGAGTAGACACATATTCGACGCTTCAACCCCTTAACTCAGATACTAAAGATCGCACTTGTTGCTTTTGTTCATCTGACATATTGCGCAAGTGCATTGCTAGAATTACAACCGCCCGTTTCGTGAATAGCATAACTTGCGAGTGAGGTATTGTTGTCATTTGATTATCGCCGTTTTCCGCTTTCCACTCAACTACCATATGTCCTCGCTTATATGTAATCGCCGCTGGCGTACTTCCTTCTGTAATCCGTTGCACCACTTCTGTTCCCGTAAGCGAGATTACACCCGCGTGTTTTAACTCGACCGTGTTACGTTGCTGAATTTTGCGTACTGTTGATATGTTAATGCCTAGAAAATCTGCGACTTGTGTTGCAGTTGCCATATGAATATTAGGCAGTACAAGACTAGAATACATTAGACACACCTCCTTTGCGTTAAATAAATCGCTAGGGAGATTATAGCATACTAATAATGCCCCAGTAATACCGCGGTTTAACTCAATTTAAACCTCATTGAATGTTAGTGTATGTATTAAAAAGGCAATTCCTCGTTGTTAAAATTTGTAAAAGGTATAGGCATACTAAGTTTAAAGTCCGTAGACGCTTCAGTATGGTATTTTAATAGATTGGCGGCTATTTCATTGTTAACAAGGTCTAGTGGCTCACTAATAATGTCCCTTGCAGCCTGCTTTAACGATAATATGTTATTAAATAGCTTTTCAGCAGATTTGTAGATATAGCCCAATAGAGTAGTGTGGATACTACCATTACGATGGCGTTTTATACAGTTTTTAACTGTTTGTACAATTTCTGTTGCTAAATCTTTATGTATTTTCATTAAATCTTGTAATGTGTAGCCTGATTCAAATGCGAGCCCTGTATTTTTATATGCTGACACTAGTCTTTTAGTGATTTTATTACCTGTTTTATTATCCAAGCCTGCGTATACTTGTTTTAATTCTTCGTGAGTATCTGAAAACAGTACTTCTCCGTATTCTAACCCCCTATTATCATCATTAACTAGATTATGATTATTATTCTTATCGATATATTTAATATCTTTAATAGAGTTTTTAATAGAGTTTAAAGAAATAAGAGCTTTATTTTCTAATTTGCTACTCTCGCCCTTACTCTCTGTAGGTGTCTCCGTATTTTCGCGGCATGACATTGACGGGGTGACATCCGCCGTGACATCGGATTTAAATATGTATAAATTCGCGCCGTTTCCGCCTTTTTTCTCGCGCATTAATTCTACCTTTTTAACGATTCCAATCGCTGCGATTTTTTTCGTTACACGTTGGATCGTGCGCACAGACTTTCCGATAGAATTCGCGATAGTTTCCGCCTTTAAATAAGCAACGCCTATGGCTTTTACTGCATGTTGTGATAGAAAGTCTAATACTTCGATATCTGTCGTATTTAACTCGCTGCGTTTCGTTTCGATTGCCGCTGCTTTAACTTCGTTAAACTCTTCAATACTGCTAAACTCGCTTAATTCGTTATACTTGTGTATATACATTATGTAAATCTCCTTTACATACAAATAAAAGCCAATCTATTGATTGACCCCGCAAAGAAGATATACACACATAGTACTGACAAAATAAACGGGAGTTACATTTTTATATCTACCGTGATATTATTGCCTTAGTTGAATTTAGTTGTGTGTTTTTTCCGATTGGGGTCGGTTAAAACAGATTTGAAGCGTTTTGAGTGGTCTAGACTCGAGCGCTTTTTTATTTGCATTATTTTCCGCAATTATATCACACCTGCCACAGCATGTCGAACTAAGTTTCGCCGTACCTCGCTGAAATTCGTCATTTAATAACCCTACCATCCACGAATGAAAAGATAATTCGCTTAAAATCGCAATCTCGGTATCTTATTTTTTGAATATAGTCGATAAATAAGAAAAAATGACGAAGCCGCGTCGGGTTTCGCCAAATTTCGTTCTATCATTTATCTACAAGTTCCGTTCTTTTTTTAAGAAATATTTCTCGTTCCTTTTCATCTAAAAGGTCTTGGAATGAATCGTGGTAACTAAAATATTTCATCCTTTCCTCACTGCTAAAAACGTCTAATATGGAGTCTTTACTATTGAGATTTCCTTTGGCCTTTTCAAGTGCTTTAATCTCTAAATCTAAGATTTTAACATACTCTTTATGTACTTCCTTAAATTCGGAAGGAGCAGCAAGGTTTTTTGTCTCTTTTAGAATAGAAACACGGTTTTCAATGTACTTCTTTTTTTCATCTATTGAAAGTTTGTAATCACCTATTTTTTCAAAATCCTCATCTGCATTACTACTTTCTTTTGCGGCTGCATTCAAGTAATCCTCTTTTGATAGCGAAGAACATGCGACCAAAAACAGAATAGAACATAGCAAGGTCACAATTACCTTTTGTAATTTCATATATTTCCCCTTCCTAATATACACATTATCAATAAATTTTTCTCCTCCCTAATATACACAGTATTCATGAACAGTACAACTTCGTTTCTTTTTTCACCATTCTATTACGTAATTCCCTATGAAATAGCAAGGGAATACAGTCCTCGCTATTTTATTAAGAAAAAAGGGCGACCATACGCCGCCCTAGATCGGCACGGATCGCAGTTTCGTCCGTATTAACTTATATTTGTACTTGATTAGTTTTGTGGCTCATTCACTTCTTTCCACTCCCTCACGTATTTTTCTAACTCTTCGTAAGTCAAGATTCGCCCTAGACTTACCTCGTAATCTACTAGATCCTGCTCACGAACCCACGGCGGCAGCATTAGTCGCAACCCTAGGTATTCCTGATACGCATCGAATTCCGTTGTTAACTCATAGATTAATAACCATTTCGAATGTTTTTGACGGATCTCTAATCGACGTTTGAACTCGGCATCGTCTCTACATCTAGAACATAAGAGTTTACCGTAGTATTCGTAAGTTCTGTAATTTGCTCGGCAGTTTTCGCATCGTGATTGCGTTGTGCCAACGCGTACGAACTGATCTGCGCCGCCGATCTCCACTTCGGTGATCCATTCGTCATTCGGCGGCAGCTCAATGCCCGCACGCTCTAGAACCTCTTTCGGAAGTTTGACATTTCCTTCGTGATCCACTAACGCGAATAGTGAGTTTTCCAACCCGCGCTTATCGTTAGGCATTAACTTTTTACCTGTAATCGGATCTCGTTCGATCGGCTTTACAGATTGCGTTGTTTCGTTTTGATTTTCCATATTGCGTATCCCCTTTCGTTAAAGTTGTACGTACATGTAGCGCCGTACATGGACATAAATGCTACACATACGTGAATTAGGTGTTTGTATCGTTAAACTATCGATCAACCTTTCGCCCAACGATCTTCGAACATTAGACGCCAACCACCGCCCATGAACACATGAATTCCGAGTTTTCCACCCCATGCGCCGTACCACATTGTACCTTCGCCTGCCCATATCGGCGCTTCGGGTTGCGTGAATGTGAAGCCTGCGGCTTTTACTGCCCAGTTCGTAGTGATATCGCCGCTATTCGCTCGAATGTTTCCGTTCCATGTGTTAATACTTCCTGCTGCATCGATCGCGTTACCTGCTGCGTTTTTACCTTGAACGTTGATACCTTTCTGCGGCATTAACGGCGAATTGACGAAAGTCTGCACCGTATGCTCGTAACCAATATGCAAGTTACCGTCCGCTGCCGATAGTGTTACGTTGTTGTTTTTGTGATCGATTAAGATGTTTCGTTGTTTGTGACCACGCAGATACTTAAAGTCGTACGTATCCGATTCCATGCGATTTGCGTAGATCGTACCCGCATTAATATACGGCGGCGATAATCGCTGCTGCGAGAACTTCCAAAACGAATCTTCTGCGTCGTATGGCGCTGCTCGATTGCCTGTTACCGCTTGTACGCCGTCGAATGCGCACCAATTCGCATTAGTTGTTAGGAAACGTACACGGATCGAAGACGTGCGCCCGCCCGCAATTCCTGCGTTTGCCGTGATCGTTACGCCGTATCGTACAACTTCGCCGACGTTTGCGTTTGGTACTGGGAAATCTTTTGTTTCTGATGCTACGACGCTTTCGTCTTTCATGTGTTCGATGATTAAGCGCGGTGCGCCCGCTGCTAATCCGCCGTAGGGCTTGCCTGCGTGGAATGAAATCGTATATTGCTTACCCGCAGTAGCTCCGAATCGCTGCGCTACGTAGTTCGATTGGTTAAATAATCCTGATCGCAATCCGAACGGTGCTGCTTCCGTTGGTACGTCGTAGCCGAGTGCATCGATCATTTTCGGCGTACCTACTCGCGCCCACTTATAGAATGAGTCATTAATATTTGGGCTGATCGATGTCCAGTCGATATCTAGGTAGTACGTACCTACTGGGCTATTTCCGCTAGAATTCAGCAGCTCGAATGAATGATCATATAATAGATTCGTAGAAGGTAACGTCGTGTGTAGCAATCCTGTTTTCGCATCTTTTACTAAGAAGTTAGCGTCTGTTACCGTTACGCCGTCTTTGTTTATCGTTACACGTCCGTTGCTGATTTCTACGTTATCGGCGTTTATCGTACCTGACGCGATGTTCTGCGCCTTTAAGTTAATGATATTCGTATTGTTAGCATTGATCGTTCCGCCCGTAATACGATCCGCCGACATCGTTCCCGAAGTGATAACGGCTGCGCTTAGGTTTCGTACTTGTACCTTATTCGCATCGAGAATACCT